ATGTCCGCATTGTCGAGGGCGCTTGAGGGCGATCCTAGGGACGTGGAAGGCGACGACCTGCTCGCCCACTTCGCCGCGAAGGACTGGAAACCGGAGACACGCAAGGGCGCGAAGAACGCCTGCGTCAGCTATTTCCGATGGCTCAAAGCGTCCGGCCGCAGCGAGGCCGATCCGAGCGAGTTCCTGCCCACCGTCAAGCGTCCCGAGCCGCATCCCCGCCCATGCCCGGACGTGGTGATACTCGCCGCGCTGCGCAAGGCCACGGACGGCGAACGGCTCATGCTGCGCCTCGGCGCCGAATGCGGTTTGAGGCGCTTCGAGATCGCGAAGGTGCACAGCCGCGATGTGATGCGCGACCTCGTGGGCTGGAGCCTCGTGGTCGTGGGCAAGGGCGACAAGCAGCGCATCGTGCCCATCGGCGACGACCTCGCCCTGCTGATCCGATCCGCCAACGGCTATCTGTTCCCCGGCCGATGGAGCGGCCACGTCGAATCATCCTACGTCGGCCGACACCTGAGCGACCTCTTGGGCGACGGATGGACGGCGCACAGCCTGCGCCACAGGTACGCGACAACGACCTACGCCGCCACACGAGACCTGCTGCTCGTCTCCAAGCTCCTAGGCCACGCCTCGGTCGAGACCACGCAGCGGTACATCGCCATGCCCGACGACCGCCTGCGCGCCGCAGTGGAAGCCACGCGCCTCGCCGCATGATGTTGTATTGATGTCATATTGATGTATAATAGACGTATTAGGAGGTTTGATGGAGTTTGAATACGATCCGGCGAAGAGCGCGAAGAACCTCGCCAAGCATGGCATCGACTTCGAGGCGGCCCAGCGCATGTGGGACAACTCAAAGACGGTGACGCTGACCGCTCCCAATCCCGGCAACGACGACGTGCGCTACATCGTGCTCGGCATGATCGACGGCAAGCATTGGACGGCGATCACCACCAAGCGCGGCAAACGCATCCGCATCATATCCGTGCGCAGATCACGCAAGAACGAGGAGGCATACTATGACAGCCAAGACTAAGCCCGACGCCAAGGCGATCACCAGCGACCAGCTTGAGGAGATGTTCGACAACGGCGACGACATCCTCGACTACGTGGACATGAGCAATCCCGTGGTCGAACATCACCCCCCGCTGGAGAAGCGCATCACGCTCACGATGCCCGCATGGATGGTCGGCGAACTGGACGAGGAGGCCGCCGATCTGGCGATCAGCCGCAACGCCGTCGTCAACACATGGATCGCCGACCGCCTGCGCACCACGCGACGCCGCGAAACGATCCACGCCTAGCCCTTAAACGACGAAAAGCCCCCGAGCCATACCGTGAGTGCGGTAGGTTCGGGGGCTTTGTTATGTCAGGCCTTGGATGCGCGGGCCTTGAGGGTGCTTGCGCCGATGACGACGCCGATGGTCAGGGCGACGGCGTTGATGGTCGTCGCGGCCGGATCGGCCCACGTCCAGCCCCATACGGGGCCGAGGGTCTGCACGAGCACGCCGATGGCCGGCAGCACGATCAGCGCGACCCATTTGAGCACGTCATAGGCTCGGTTCGGCAGCAGCCAATCGGGCACGGTCGGCTCCGTGCCGGCGGTCTGGGGGTCGGTGTTTTCGTCGGTCATATTGTCCTCGATTCTGTGATTTGGAACCTAGGAACCCCGCCCGGCCAAGGTGCAGGATTCCCAGGTTGGGTTCGGGTTCTCAGTAGTTCAGTAGTGCAGCACTTCGCCGGGGTAGATCACGTTGGGGTTGCCGCTGCGATAGCCGGTGAGCTGCGTGTAGCCGATGCCGAGGCGGGCGGCGATGCCGCTGAGGGTGTCGCCGCTGCGCACGGTCACGGTGCGGGTGGCCGGTGGGGCGTTGCTGCCGGTGGCGACGCTGCCGCCGCCGTTGTAGGTGACGACCTGACCGGGATAGATCAGGTTGAGGTTGCCGCTTGGCACGCTCCACCTGGACAGCGGCCACAGGCCTGTGCGCGAGGCGATGCCGCTCATGGTGTCACCAGAGCGGACGGTCACGCGGGTCGTGTTGGCCTGCGTGGTCTGCTGCGTCGCTACGGTCGCGGAGCCGAGGCGCTGGTTGACTATCGCCATTACCTTGTCGTAGTTCGCGCCGAGCGCGTCGCGGCGCTGCTGGCCGTTGCCGTAGTCGCCACGGATCGTGGCGGTCGCGAGTGCCTGTAGGTCGATGGTCTGGGTCGGCGGCTTCTCGGTCGGCGGCGGGGTTACGGGCTTGGCTGCGCCGGCGGGGTTGGCGTAGGCCTGCCACTGGGATGCGTCGCCTCGGAAGTAGTTGAGGTCGAGCGGCCCGTTGTAGCCGCTGATCCATCCGTTGGAGGTGTACTGGCGCATGGCCTCGCCGTAGATCGCGTAGTTCCACGGTCGGCTCTGGTAGCCGGTGGGCGCGTTGCTGGCGTACTGGGCGACCCACAGGCCGCAGTTGGCGCGCACGTCGCCGGGTATCTGGCCCAGCGCGCTGGCCTGCACGTACACCATCGGCCATACGCCGGTGAGCGTGTGGACGCGCTGGACGAACCGGCGAACCCAGTCGGAATTGCCCCACTGGGCGTTCTGATAGGACTCCCAGTCGAGCACGAGCACGGCCCTGCCGATGTAGTCCCTCGCCCGGCCGACGAAGTAGTCGGCCTCGGCCTCGGCGTTGTTGCCGCCGGCGTAGTGGTACAGGCCGAGGCTCTTGCCCCGGTCTGTCACGCACTTGGCCTGCGTGCGCCAACTGGAGTTCTCGAAGCCTACGCCCTGGGACACCTTGACTACGGCGAAGTCGTAGCTGGCGGTGCAGGTCACGTTAGCGTCCTGCCAGCCGGACACGTCGATGCCGACCATGTCGGCCATCGCGATCGCCGGCGTGCACGCGAGCAGCACGGCGAACAGTGCCGCGATGAGGGCCTGTAGCGGCTTGCTTTTGTTCTTGATTTTGCCCATTCGTTTTCCTTCCTATGTTGGGTGGGCATATGAAACAGCCCCCGCCGGGATGTCCGGCGAGGGCTAAACCTTCTTGGGGGCTATCGGCGCGTCCTGTATGTCCTGGTTGACTTGGGTGCCGTGCCCGTTGCCGCCGAGGCTGTGGTAGCTGTCGTAGACGAGCTGCGCGGTCCGTTTGGCGGTGTTGTCGGCGATGCCGTCGTTGGCGACCATTTCGCGCTGCATCTGTTCGAGCTTGCACAGCAGGAGCACGCGCACGCCGGTCTGCATGGCGTCGGATTTGCGTCGGTAGCCGCGCCACCAGCCGAGCATGTATCCGCCCAGGGCGGTGATGATGCCGGTGGCGGCCCAGACGGTGAGCTGCTGGGCTATGGGGTTCACTCTCCGCTCCCCTCGTCGAGGCCGGCGATGTATGCCCGTACGGCTTCGCGGCCCGCTTCGGGCACGTCGTCGATGGTCTTGCGGCCGGCGATGATGAGACGGGCGTAGACGCGGATCATGGCTTTGCTCATGCTTCACCCCCTGACAGCAGCTGGTAGATTTCGGCCAATGCCTCGTCCTGATCGAGGCTGGACGCCTCCAAGCCGGCGAGGCGCTGACTGTCCGATTTGGATGCCTGCACGCAGTCGAGCCAGATGCTGTCGGCCTGTTCGATGGCTTCCTGTTCGGTCAGGTCGCGGATCGTGTAGGCTTCGTCGGCGGTGTATTCCGTCCATGCGGTTTCGCCGTCCCCGTGCATGACGGTGGTGATGTTGCGGCGGATGCGGATGTCCGCGAGGCCGTCGCCGCGCGGGTAGTAGCTGACCTCTTCGAGGGGTTCGAGGCTGGATACGGTCTGGAGCATGGGTTTTCCTTCCTGTGTTGGGTGGATAAATACCGGGTTGCGCGGCGCATGGTGTGGTCAATGCGGTGGCGTCGCCGGTATCGGATGCTGTCGCTGTTGCGCAGGTATCCGTAGTAGGAGCAGCAGCGTCGCGCGAGCTGTTCGGTCATGGGCCGGCGTCTGGCGCGGTTGAAGGTGCGGCGGGCGCGGAGGAACACGCCGCTGCGGATGTTGACGCGGCCGTGGGGTCGGAACGTGTAGCCGACCATGTCGATGGGTTCGAGGTCGAGGCGTTTGCAGTTCCATTCCTCGTGCACGTCGAGTTTGAGCGCGTCCTTCAGGTAGCGGACGATGCGGCGGGCGGCGATCTTCAAATCTCGTTTGGAGGTGCCGATGAGCAGCAGGTCGTCCATGTACCACAGTTGGTGCGTGATGAGCCGGCGGCGGGTGATCTCGCCGGTGCGCCGGCTGGTGCGTTCGATGGTCATGGCCGGCGATTCGATCCAGTGGTAGGCGTGGCTGAGGTAGTAGTTGGCGAGCCATTGGCTCAGGTAGCTGCCGATGTTGAGGCCGTTGTCGCCTTGGTACCGGTCGATGAGGTGGAACACGAGGCGCAGCAGGATCGGGTCGCCGACGTCGCGCGTGAGCATCGCCTTCAATGTGGGGCGGTCGATGCTGGGATAGTATTTGCGCACGTCGAGCTTCACGAACCATTTGCTGGATCGTTCGCGTGTCCATCGTTTGATCGCGCGGCGGGCGTCGATGGTGCCGCGATTGGGGATGCTGGCGGTCTGCCATCGGCCCACCTTCGCGTCGAACAACGGCTGGAGGGCCATGACGGCCACATGGTCGTAGATTTGGTGGCGTACCGATTCGCGGCCGATGACGCGGTGTTTGCCGCTGATCGGTTCGACGCGGTTGAAGTACGTGATCCTGGTGTCGCGGTATCGGCCTTCGCGTATCTCGTCGGCGATCCGTTCGGCGAGCCGGTCGAGGTCGGGGTGGGTTTCGAGGAAGCGGGTCACGTCGCGGCGGGACCGTTTGCCCTTGAGGTAGTGATCGATCGCCCTGCGGACGAACATGGGCGTGGCGCAGCGGGTGTGCTTGCAATGGGTTTTCAGAGCGTTTCCTATCTGGACTATGCCGGCGTTCGACGGTGCTGGATGGGTTCGCCTACCGGCCGGGTGCTCGGTTTGATTTTCGGCTGGGCCGTGGCTTGCCCTCTCACTGGCTGGCGTGGAGGGTAGTTGTGGCGTAATGGCGTATATGCGTTGACAGGTTCCTGATATGCGGCCCCCGATGTTCCACCTGCGATTCGCGAGGTCGTTCCTGAGGTTCGCGGCGAAAGCGCCGCAGGCAGCCCCATCCCTGAGGTTGCCGAAGCGCTGCACCACGCACGGACGTCGGAGGCGTACCGCCACAAATCCCAAAGAGTTGCGAAACGTAGAAAGGGGGCTTTCGCCCCCTCGCTTCGCTTCACCCCCCATCGCACTGCGGCTACGCCTTCGTGCGACCGAGCGCAGACAGGCGGCCCCCGAAGTGCCACCAGCGAAACGCGAGGTCGCTCCTGAGGTTCGCGGCGAAAGCGCCGCAGGCAGCCCCATCCCAGAGGGCGCCGAAGCGCTGCACCTGTCGGAGGCCTTGGGATGTGAGCGGGTTGGCTCCGATGGCGTCGCACATGCCGGTGGTGCTCGTCGCGTTCAGGCCCGTGGGGATGATGACGCCGTTGGACAGGGTGAAGTCCTCGGCGTAGCGCCATGAGTCGTTCGTGGTCTTGTCGCGTGCGGTGAATTCGCCGATCTTGGTGTAGTTCGCCGTCGAGGTCTTGGATGCCTTGGTGATGTCGAACACGCGGTAGAGTTCGATGCGGCCGAGGTTGTCGTTGTCCTTGACGGCGTTGGCGATGAGGTCGGCGTCGCTTTCGTAGATGCCGTTGAACAGTTCGATGCCCTGTAGGCGGATGGGTTGGTGGTTGGCGGCGGACGCGGTGGATGGGCGGCCGTCGGTGCCGAGCAGCTTGTCGGTGGCCCCGGTCTTCCACGGCATGCTGTTGACGAAGCATGCGGTGGTCGTGGTGATGGCGTCGCCGTCGAGGTTGAGGGCGGTGTTGCTGGCGTCGATGGCGGTCTTGCTCAGGATGGTGCGTGCCCGGGCGGCGCTGTAGTTGCCGGTGTTGTTGCGTTCCTTGTCGGTGCCGACGTTGACGGTGCTGCCGACGTCGAAGTTGTTGGCGTAGCTGGTGGCGATGATGACGCGCTTGACGCCGGTTTCGGCCTTGGTGACGGCGGTCTGAGGCGTGTACTGCCAGCAGCCGCCGAGCACGTCCGAGTTTTTGGTGGCGTATTTGAGCATGAGCATGAGCTGGACGTAGAAGGTGTCGCCGGCGCAGCGGCCGGCGTAGCCCTTGCCTTTCTTGAGCGCGTAGTCGATGGCTCGGTTCTGGGAGCCGAATTCTCGGTCGATCTCCTTGCCGCTGACGGACAGGGGGCGTTGCTGGGAGTCGAGGGAGGCGGCGTATTTCGCGAACAACAGGCATGGCCGTTTGCTGCCGTCGGGCAGCAGCACGCCGGGCAATGGCGCGTAACCGTCGTACTGGGTGTCGCTGTACAGGAATTCGTTGTGGGTGCTCGTGCTTTCGAGCTTGTAGTATCCGGGGCATGTCATGACGTACACGTCGCCGTTGCTGCCGTCGCGTTTGAAGCGGGTGTCGATGCCGTCGATGGCGGTGACATGGGGCACGCCGTCGTCGTCCACGGTGGCGTTGACGTCCCATGTGCGGAAGGCAGGCAGTGCGGCGTAGTCGTCGCGTCCGGCCTTGGCGTTGGTGCTGATCTCGATGGTCAGGTTGGCGTTGTCTCGGGTCTTCACGCCGGTTGGCGTGTTGCTGTACGTGTATTTGGGAAATCTCACGCCGTACACCTTGCCGTCCTTGTGGGCGGCGAAGTAGGCGGCGATGTTGCCGTATTCGCCCTTGGTGCCGTCGTACTCGAATCGCACGCCCTTGGCGGCGTTGGCGTGCACCTTGGCGATGAGCTTGGCGGTGTCGGCGAGGGTCATGACCTTCTGTGTGTTCGCCATGATGGCTCCTTCCTGTTTATCGGTTGATGATGTCGAGCGCCCAGTCGATGTCGGACTGGGTGAGCGGCGGAATCGTTTCGGCGTCGGACAATGCCGGCGCGATCACGGTGTCGTACTGGGCGTCTATGTCGGATTGGGTCGCGAAGACCACGCCGGCGGCCGCGCTGGCGGCGATCTTGGCCTTGCAGTCGTCGGAGAGCTGCCGGTATTCGATCACGCTGGTGCGTGCCGCGTCTGCGGCGTCCTTGGCTTCGCCGGCCGCGCTGACGGCCTTGTTGATGGCCGTGGTCGCGTCGTCTATGAGCTTGTCGAGCACGCCCATCTGATCCTGCGCGTCGGGCGCGGTCGCGTCGAACACGGCTCGTTCGACGATGCCGTGGAAGTTGCGCGAACAGATCCTCGTGCCGTTGACGCTGACCTCGATGCCCATGAGGATCGCGCCGGCGTGCTGCAACGCCTTGCGCGGCACGGCGACACGGTACGTGGCCGTGGTGGTGCCGAACACTGCTGGCATGCTCACGCGGTCGCCCAGCCCGCTGCCGGGACTGGTGTTGTAGGCGAGCGCGACGGTGATGCCGGTGGTGTCGGTGATGGGGGTGCCGTTGTCGGTGAGTTCGACGGTGATGGTGCGGCCGTTGATGTCGCCGGCGTTGAGGCGTATGTCTGCGATGTAGCCGTTGGCTAGGTCGAGTTGGATGGGTTCGCCTGTGGCTTCGCGGAAGCTGTCAAGCGTTGCCATTGCCGTCGTCCTTGTTTTCGAGCTGGCTGCGGAGTTCGGCTATCTGCGCGTCCTTGATGTCGCACATGGCGGCGAGTGTGGCGATCTGCCGGTTCGCGTCGGCGAGTTGTTCGGAAAGCTTCTGCGATACGAGTCGGTCGAAGCTGACGTACTGCTGGTCATCGTTCATTTTTCTACTACCTTTCATCTGGTTATTGGTTGCGGCATGAGGCTTGCGTAGAAGCTTTCCTCGGCGTTGTCGATGGCATTGGCAACCGTCTTGTCCGAGAGCAGGTCGGAAAGCGCCTGTGCGTCAACGCAGGACGTGTCTATGCCGGTTCCGGCGTCTGAGTCTTCGAGGGCGTATGTCGATACCGATTGCGCCTGTTGCGGGATGGTTGGTAGGTGCATGCCTTTTCTGGTGTCGTTGCGGGCTACAGTCAGCGGATCGTTCTGGACGGTTCCGTCATCGGCGAGCATTGACATGTCCGCCGCACTGTCGTTCAGCGCCGCTTCGAGCGCTTCATAGGCCTCCGTCCAGACCCCCCTGCCGGTTGACGGATCGTATCGCGTCGTGTCCTCGACGCCTTGCATTATCGCGGCGACTGCTTCGGCTGTGGATCCAAGTCCGAGCAGTGCCGTCCAGGATGCAATGGTTCCTGGGGAGAACACGAATTGCTGGTATCCGTTGACGGGTTCGTCGCAGTTGACGATGATGTTCCCGTCGCTCATTGTCATGGTTTGTCTCATGTTTGGCTTTCCTTATTTGACGAGCCATCCGAAGGTGTCGCAATACATGTCGACCGTACATGGGTTCCGGTCGGCGTTGTACATTAGGATGTCCCATCCGGATTGTCCTCCGGTGTTTTTGACGTGCATGATGATGCCGCCCCATTCTCCGTCAGCGTTTGCGACGGCGTAGTATCTGCCGTATTTTGCCGGCGACGACGCGGTGAAGTGCACGGTCGCGGCCGCGCCGACCGAGATCGCCCCGCCGTTCGGCATCCATGCCTTCCATGCCATGGATCCATCGAGAGTATGACGGTTCGCATAGCCTCCGAGGAAGCCTCCCATGTAGAGGTATCCGGTGTTGATGTCTGCCTTCACCCCGACGGCGCCGTTCGGATCCCATGCCGCAAGTTCCGAATACGTGTCCATCGCGTTTGTGTCTGGAGAGGCCGAAGACACCAGTCGTGCGCCGGAGCTTTTCGCGTCATTTGACGACAGGCTGTAGTCGCGCATGACGAGTGCCTGGAAGACACCTCGCATCTTGGCGTTGTCGGTTTTCGTGCTGCCGACTCGTACGAAGGCGCCTGGATCTGTGTTCGCGCGACGACCGCCGTTGAAGGTGAGCGTCGAGATCTCGCCCACCTCGGAATTCGTGGACTCGGCAGCGATGTATGGCTGCTGCGCCGCATCTGTCGCGTGGATGAACGAGATGCCGGCGCCGGTGATGTCGGCGGATCCTCCGATCGGCTTCTGTTTGAATTTCGGGCTCATCCACAGGCGAGATCCGGACGTGCCAGTCTGGAAGGTTCCTGTGAGCGTGTTATGGCCTCCGCTGCCGTCGAGATGAACCGTTTCGACGCCGTTGGCGTCGGTCATGGAGAATATGCCGCTGTCGAGGTTCCAGTAGCTTCTCGCGCCGCTGATGATGCCGCTTCGCAGGTAGGTGGCGTTGACGTACAGCAGTCCTCCGCTCATGTACAGGCCCTGCAGCTGGCCGTTGTTCGTGAGCTTGTTGAAGATGTACTGCTGTGTGAGCGCCTTCTCGAACGTGTTCACATGGCTCGTGGCCGTGTTGTCGGCATACGATTTGGCGGCTTCGAGCGTGCTGGTGTCACCGTCGGCCGCCGCCTTCTTCGCCGCCTCGAGGGCCGCGTTCGCCTTGTTCGTCGCGTCCGTGGAAGCGGCTTTCTTGGCGTTGGCTTCCGCGCTGTTCGCCTTCTTGGTAGCATCGGCCGCGGCCGCTGATTGCGCGGCATTGGCCTTGCTTGTGGCGTCGGCCTTCGCGGACGCGAGCGTGTTCGAGCCGATGCCGTCGGCGTATTTCTTGGCCGCCGCCTCGGCTTCGGAGGTGAGCCGCTGTGCCGCCGTGGTGGTGGCGAGGTCGCTCGCCTTGTTCCCGGCAATGGTACTGGTTCCGGCCAGCCGGAATTCGCCGGTGGTCATGTCCCAGTACTGCAGGCCCTTCTTGTCGGTCAGGATGCCCGCCTTGACGAGGTTCGCGTCCAAGACGCCGGACTTGACGTAGGACGCGTTGGCATACAGGTTGCCGTTCTCCATGAAAAGGCCCTGGATCTTGCCGTAGTTCGTGAGCCGGTCGAACACGCTCTTCTGCCCAAGGGACTCGTCCAAGGCGTCCACGTACGCCTGCGCCGCCTTCTTCGCCGCCTCGAGGGCCGCGTTCGCCTTGTTCGTCGCGTCCGTCGAGGCGGACGCGAGCGCGTTCTTTCGGGCCTCTTCGGCTTTCGCCTGCGCGTAGTCCTTGGCCGCGGCGAGGTTGTCGATGTCGGTCTGGTCGGACTCACGCTTCATCTGGTCGGCGTACTTCTTCGCCTCGGCGAGCGCTGCCGACGATGAGTCTCCGGCGATCGCGTCGACCGTTTTTCCTCCGACCGTCGTTCGTGCGGAGAGTTTGAAGTCGCCGGTGTCGAGGTTCCAGCTGTTGTAGCCTGCGGCATCGGAGAGCAGGCCGGTGTAGATCGCGTCGGCGAAGAGTCCTTTGCCGTTCGCGAGGCTGCGCCAGTTCCAGTCGCCGTTCGCGTTCCTCGAGCTTGCGCACCGCCAGTATCCGCCGCCGATCTGGATGACCTGCGTGGGGTGCTGGTCGATCGGCTTGTCGTACACGTAGATGCCTTGGCCGGGTTTGAGGTACGTGTATCCGCCGGTGGCGTTCATGATCTGGTTGATGCGGTCGATGAGGTCCTTCATGTACGGGCCGGTGCCGCCGGCGGCGCTGTTCCATGCGCCGGAGTTGGAGACGAGTTTGTCGAGCGCCTGCTGTTGGGCGGCGAGGCGCTGCGTGTAGGATTGCCGGATGTTGCCGAGGGTGATCTTGGTGTCGGCGAGGCTGCCGGCAAGGTCTTCCTCGATCTGGAGGATGCGGCCTTCGAGGCGCAATGGTGTGGTGAAGCTGGTGTCGATGATCTGCACGCTGTCGCCGACGTCCGTGCCTTCCGGGTCGTAGCCGGCTTGTCCGAGGGCGGTCACGTCGGCGGTGTAGGAGACGACGGGCGTGGTGCGGGTTTTGAGCGCCGCTTTGGTGAGGTTTAGGAGTTCCTTGGGGTCTTCGCAGTCGGGGAAGTCCACGGCGGCTTCGCTGTGGTGTCTGGTGCCGTCGGCTCCCACGATGCCCCAGTTGGCGAGCGCTTGGTCGTCTTGGACGTAGGGTTTGCCGTTGTTGACGTCGGCGAAGCTGATTTTGCGGCTGTATCCGCCGGTGGCCTCGCCTTCCTCGTTGGTTTGTTCGATGCCTTTGCCCCACCCGTAGAGGCGGGTGATGACGTCGCCGCTGTCGATGTCGCGTTTGATTTGGGTGAGGTCTTTGCCGTATTCGAAGCGTTTCGTGGTGTTGGTGGAGCCCCGGTGTTCGACGAGGTGGATGATGCGCCGGCCGATCTGGTTGCCGGTCGGGTCGGGCTGGTATTCGGTCTGGACTTCGAGCCCGTAGGTGTCGGCGATTTTCTGGATGGCGTCGAGGGCGGTGCAGTGGTAGAAGGCGAGGTTGGCCGTGCCGGTGATGGTGCCGGTCTCGACGGTGCCGACCGCCCACCGGGTGCCTTCGAGGGCTTTGGCGAGGCAGGCTTTGGCGTTCGCGTTGCGGTTGCGTTTGTCCTCGATATAGGTGCGCGAGAGTTCGGCGATGCTGCCGGTGCAGTAGGCGACGGTGACGGGCATGCCTGCGGCGCGGGCGGTCTGGGTGGACTGGCATAGGTATTCCGCCCAGCGGCCCATCGAGTCCTTGAACGCGATGCGTTCGTCCTTGTTGATCTCGCCGATGGTGGTGATGTCGAGGGTGTCGGTGCCGTCGGTGGCTCTCGTGCGGATGGCCTTGATGGCGTAGGGCAGGTCGCCGAGCGGGTTGCCCCAGCGGTCGAAGATCATGTATCGCATGAGTGTGCTCCTAGATGAGTGTGAGTGGCCTGTACGCGAGACTGGCGGCGGTGGCTCCGGTGAGGGTGAGCGTGTTCAGGCCGGGCAATAGGGGGAAGTAGTCGGATTCGAGTGTGGGTGTCATGAGGTTGCCGTTGACGCGCAGCTCCCGGTGGTCGGGGTCGGTGTCGATGGAGATGCGTCCGGTGATGGCGGTGGTGGACGTGACGGCGAGTTTGTGGCCGTGCGCGTCCTTGATGCTGACGGTCTTGGCGTCGGCGGCGGGGGTGAGCGTCCATGTGGGCCAGCATGGCCGGTTGCCTTTGACGTGGATCGTGTTCGCGTCCGTTTTGAGCGCGATGGATCGGCTGCGGCCGATCAGGTAGGGGTGGGCGTCGATCTCGGCTTGCACGAGGGTGGCGATCTGGTGGTCGCCGGCCCATTTGTCTTCCCACGCGCCGAGGCTCATGCGGCCTTGGTATTCGCCGGGCAGGCTGCGCCATGAGAGTGAGACTATGGTGCCGGCTAGGGCGGCGAGCCGGGTTTTGGCGGCGAGGATGTCGTCTTCGCCGCCGATGGCGTACAGGCTGAGCGTGATGGCGCGGTCGCCCATGTACGCTGCCCCGGTCGGGTCGGTGAGGGTCAGGTCGAGCCGGCCGTCGCGGCCGGGCATGTCCTGCATGCTCAAGGTCGGTTTGGCGGCGTCGATGGTCACGCCGTCGGAGGATAGGGACAGCATCATGCGTTCCAGCGGGACGCCGTTGAGCGTGGGGTCTTCGACATGCGGCAGGCGCATGCGTCGCTGGTAGAGCATGATGCTGTCCTCTCTGGTTTTAACGGCCTCTCATGGCGAGGTAGTTGAGTTCGTAGCTCATGGGTTTGGCGAGCTTGCCGGCCATGACCTCGCCGCCTCGGTCGGACAGGTTGAGCGTGATGCCGCTGCTGAGCGCCTGATCGATGGCGTCGATGATGTCCTGTTTGGTCGCGTATTCGCCTTGGCTGCTGTCGATCGTGTAGGCCATCCGGCCGCCCGTGATGCGGGTCTGGTAGGCGTATGGGGTTTCGAGCATGCTGGTGTCGGTCTTCAGGCTCACGGTGGGGATCATGTCGGTCAGACCGTCGATGCTGTCCTCGACGAGGCCGCTGGCCTTGTCGATGCCCTGGGCCATGCCGGCGGGTATCCATTTGCCGACCTCGTCGCGGAAGATGCGTGACGGGCTGTGGATGCCGAGCACGCTCTTGGCCCAGCCGACGAGGCTGCTGCCGAGGTTGCTGATCGTGTTCCTGACCCACTGGAACGCGCCGCCGATGCCGTTGATGAGGCCTTGGATGACCTGACGGCCCGTGTCGTACAGCCATCGGCCCGCGCCGCTGACCGCGCCGAGCACGGTGTCGCGGATGCGGCCGACCGTGTTCGACACGGATTGGATGCCGTTGGACACGGCCGACGTGATCCCGTGCCAGATGTTCGACAGGTACGAGCTGACCGAGTTCCATACGCTCGTCCACACGCCGCTGATGGCGTTCAGGACGGTCGAGATGGTGTTGCTCACATTCTGGATGCATGTGGACACCACGCCGCTGATCGCGTTCCAGATGGTGGACGCGACGGACCTGACCGCGTTCCAGATGCTCGTCCACACGCTCTGGATCGCGTTGAGGACGGTGCCGATCGTGGTCCTGATGCCGTTGATGATCGGCATGAAGAACGCGACGATCTTGTTCCACACGTCGGTGAAGAACGTGCTGATGGCGGTCCATACGGTGGTCCAGACGGCCTTGATTCCGTCGAGGATGTTCGACAGGAACGCTTTGATGCCGTCCCATGTGGTCGTGAAGAAGTCCTTGATCGCGTCCCATGCGCCCTGCCAGTCTCCCTTGAGGAAGCTGAGGAACACGGCGATGACGGTGCGGATCGCGTTCACCGCGGTCGAGATGTAGCCGCTGATGAGCGTGAAGATCGTGGAGACGACGTTGTAGATCGCCGTCCAGATGGTGCTCCACACGGTGTTCGTGCTGTTCATCTGCTGGGTGATGAACGAGAGTATCCAGCCGAACACGGTGTTGATGCCGTTCTGGATCGCCTGCAAGGGTGCGACGATGAGCGCGCCGATGACGGTGAACACGTTGACGATGAAGTCTCGTATCCCGGTGAAGATCGTCGTGGCGGTCGTGCTGATGCCGGTCCACACGCCGGACAGGAACGTGGTGATCGACGTCCATGCGCCGGTGACGCCGCCGCTGATCGTCTGCCATAGGCCCGTGAAGAAGCCGGCGATGCCGTCCCATGCGGATTGCACGGTACCTGTGATCGTGGCCCATAGGTTGGCGAGGAATTCGCCGAGCCCGTTCCATAGGTCTTGCGCGGTGGCGACGATCGTGTTCCACGTGTCCGTGAGCCATGAGGTGAACGCGGCCCATGCCTTGCGGCCGACCTCGGTCTGGGTGAAGAACCAGACGAGCGCGGCCACGACGGCCGCGATGGCGACGGCGATAGCGCCAATGGGGTTTGCCGCTATGACGGCGTTGAACGCGCCCTGCACGGCGGTCGCCATTTTGGTGGCGGCGCTCCACGCGGTCTGAGCCGTCTTGACGAGGCTGAGGCTGGAGCCCATCTGTTTGAGCATTTGAATCGGGCCGCCCAAGTCCATCATGAGCATGATGCCGTTGCTGATGCCCTTGGCGGCGGTCGTCACCGTGTTCATGGTTCCGGTGAGCGCCTGTAGACCGCTGTTGAGCGCCTGATAGCCCTTGACTGCGGCGAACGCGGCGCCGATGCCGATGATGATGGGCGCGAGTTCCTTGCCGTGCTGGATGAACCAGTTGAGCGTGTCGGCGACGAGTTTGATGCCGTCGGCGAGACCTTCGGGAGGGATCATGTGCACCCAGTCGATGACCATGTTGACGACGCCCATGATCGCGTCCCTGATGGTGTCCCACGCGGATTTGAACGCGGTGATCGCGCCGTTTTCCTCCAGTTTGGAGTAGAGGCGCTGGAACCAGCCGATGAGCCCTTCGATGCCTGCCTGGACGACGGGCACGGCGTTGGTGACGCCGTCGGCGATCCAGCTCATGCCGCCGGTGATGGCGGGTTTGACGCTGTCGAGCACGCTCGCGCCGAGCTTGACGAACGCGGCTTCGAGGTTGCCGGTGGCTCCCTCGATGGTGCTGGCGGATGTGGCGGCTTCCACGGCGGCGTCGGTGAAGCCGAGCGACATGATCGCGTCGTTGAATTCCTGCGCGGTGATCTGCCCGTCGGCCATCGCGTCGCGGAAGTTGCCGGTGTAGGCTCCGGCCTCCTTGAGTGCCTGTTGGATCTTGCCGCTCGCGCCGGGGATCGCGTCCGAGAGCTGGTTCCAGTTCTCGGTCGTGAGTTTTCCCTGGCCGGCGGTCTGCGTCAGCACCATCGCCACGGACTTGAAGGTGTCGGCGGAGCCGCCGGCGACGGCGTTGAGGTTGCCTGCGGCTTCGGCGAGCTTGTCGTAGTTGGGCACGCCGTTGGCGGCGAGCTGGGCGGTGGTGTTGCGGATGTCGTTGAGGTCGTAGACGGTCTTGTCGGCGTAGTCCTGCGTGCTGGCGGTGAGTCGTTTGATCTGCTGTTCGCTGACGCCGGCGAAGTTCAGGGTGCTGGCGAACTTCTGGGCGCTGTCGGATGCGCTGGTGATCTCGCCGGACAGGCCCATGAACGCTTCGATGGCCTTGCCCGCGACGCTTTGCGCGATGCCGGTGATGACGCCGAGTTTCGCGCCGAAGCCGCCGGCGAAGCCGTTGCCGGCTTTGATGCCGGCGGTGTTGCCGGCGGTTTCCGATGCGCTGCCGAACGCCGATTCGATGGCCTTGCCGACGCCCTTCATGCTGGGCACGATCTGTACGAACGCGGTGGCGATCTCGATTGCCATGCTATGCCTCCCTGATGGTGGTGCGCGGTGCGGCCAGGTATGCGGCTAGTTGTTCGTCGTCCATCGCCATGACCTCGCCGCCCGTGGCTTCATGCCGGACGGTGCCGGGGCGTTGGAGTTGTCCGCGCCAGCGCGCGCCCTTGCGTGAGGCTTCCTTGGTTTTCGTCCAGGCGAGGAACGCGAGGCTGTCGCGGATGTCGGCGAGGAGGTAGGTTTGGTCGTCCCATGCGAGGCGCGGGTTGAGTTTTTGCCAGATGATGGACTGGCGGGGGAGGTTGGCGGCCAGTGCGGCCGCCCGGTTGGCGGGCAGTTCGCCAGTCCATATGAGGTCGGTGTTAAGCCCATAGAAACGCTGGAAGTCCGCTTCGAGCGCGTCGGGCGCCGTGGCGAGCATTCCTATGAGCGTCAGGAGTTTGGGGCGACCTGTTCGAGGAGCTGGGCGATGAAGTCGCTGACCTTGTCGATGCTCACGCGGCCGGTGTCGGGGTCGCGCAGCGCGTCCTTCATCGCCGTGTACTGGTCGCCGCACAGTTTTTTGAGGAAGGGGACGATGGCGAATGCGCCGCTGCCGTCGCCTTCCTGCGCGTTCTGGAGGTCGTAGAGGTATTCGACCATGTCGAGGTCGTTGAAGATCGCGGGGCCGACGGTGACGGTGACGCCCATGACCTCGACGGTCCTGGGCTGGTTTTTCGGGGTCTTGCGGTCCTGCGGCTGCCTGGCTGCCATATGCGTGTCCTTTCAGGGTGGAAGGGTGCGCCCGTCGGGGCGGCGGGCGCGGGGTGTGGTCACTTGTCGGCGATTGTCGCGGTGGTGACTTTGGCGATGTATTCGACGCTGGTGGCTCCGTTGATGAGGTCGCTGGGGTTGGCGCTCATGGTCACGCCGTAGCCGATGGCCTCGCCGGCGCTGTAGGTGGTGTCGTCGAATTCGGTGATGGTGCCGTCGGCGACGACGATGCGCTTGACGCGGTTGCCGGTCATGGCGATCTCGAACACGAGCACGAGGCTTTCGCCGGACGGGATGGCGTGGTAGACGGTGAGCTTGTCGGCGGTGCCGGTGACGTTCGCGGTGCCGAAACGCAGTTTGAGGCTGGCTTCGTTGGTTTCGATCATGTTGAACTGCCATGTCTCGCCGTAGCCGCTGATCTCGGACAGCACCTTGATGCCGCCCATCTCGTTGATGTCGGTGGTGTCGGTGTCGGTGGCGTTGGTGACGCCGTCCTCCGACAGGTAGCCGACGCAGGTGTAGGCTGCCGGCAGGGCGGTGGTCGCGTCGGAGGGCAGGTCGGTGCCGGCGGGCGCGTAGTAGAGGCAGCCGGTCTTCTTGGGCTTGCCGAGGCTGACGTTTTTCTTGTTGTTGTGGTTGGTTTCGGCCATGATGGTGCCTTTCGGATGGTGCGGCGTCGTCTTATTGGGTGGCGGCGTCGAGCTGGATGGTGATCTGGTATCGGGGCTGGGGCGGCGGGCCGGGGTCGGGGAAGTCGATGACGCTTTCCACGCTGACGGCGGCGATGGGGTCGAGCAGGTCGAGGTCGAGCAGTCGGGGCAGCAGCGTGCCGGTGGCGAGCTGGGCGGCCTGCCATCGGCTTTCCGCCCATACCTGTATGGCGAGGGTGGGGTGGCTGCTGTATTCGTTCTCGTTGCCGCCGACGCGCTCGATGGTGACGAGCCGCCTGGGCCGGTCGGCGGGCACTTCGAGGTATGCGGTCAGGCCGTCGCCGGCGGGGTCGGCGTCGATCCAGTCCTTGACCGTTTTTTCGAGGTTGAGGCTCATTGCCGTTTCACCGCCTTGAGCAGCGTGTTGTGTTTCGCGTTGTCCTCCATCGCCTTCACGTTGCCTTCGGAGCCGTGCCCGGTCGTGGCGAGCGCGACGCTGCCTTTGGGGGTGCTGACATGGGTTGCGGCCTCGTAGGTCGCGCCTTCGACCTGTGCCATGCTGTTGGCGCGGGCGGCGATGAGCGTGGCCTGTTGGTCGATGGTCTGCTGGATGGGTGCGGATTGGCGTACCGCGCGGAAGCCGGCGAGGTTGAGTTTTACTTTCGCCATGGCGTGTGGTCTCCTAGCCTCTGGTGTCGGCGAGTTCGACGGTGAGGTTCCATCGGGTCGGGGTGATGCCGCCCGTGTAGGGGCGGGGGTCTCCGATCACGGTGTATTCGACGCCGTCGATGACCGCCTTGGCACCGCGCAGGCTCCGGTAGGGCCATGCGCGGGGCATGTGGATGGTTTTGGCGACTTGGATGCCGTCGGGGCGGGTGGGGTCGGTGGAGTTCGACTGGCTGCCGTCCTGTATGAGCACGTCGTCCACCTGTTCCTCGCGGGTGTTCCAGATGATGCCGCCGCCGGGGTCTTCGCCGGCTTTGACGCGGTGGATGAGGGTGATGGTCTCGCCTCTCATGCCGCGCCTCCGGCCATGTCGTAGGACCATGCCTCGCCGTCGCCGCCCAAGGCTTCCTTCTCGCTCGTGGTGAGGTAGAGGTCGCCGGCGGGGTTGGCGTAGCTCAGGCTTTCGCTGTAGCTGCCGGCGGTCTGGGTGGATTGGGTGACGCCCGACATGTCGGGGCCGGCCTGCATGGCTCGTTTGACGGCCATGCAGGCGATGCGCTTCAACGTGGCGGGCTTGGCGTTGGCCCATTGGGGGCAGGTGGTGCGGATCAGGTCGCTCGCGTCCTGCAGCAGCGTCTCGGCGCGGGTTCGTTCGTCGCCGGTGAGCGCGTGCCATCGGGCTTCGAGGTCGCCGACCTGCGCGAACGGCTTCTCGTCGTCCGTTTCGTCCTCTCCCCCGCCGTCTTGCGTCATGGTTGTGCCGTCGGACAGGTTGAGCGGGGTGCTGGGGTATCCGTCCATGCGGGGTCTCCTTAGGCGAGGATGCCGGCGGCCTTGAGCTTGGTCAGCGTGGCGTTGACCTTCGCGATGATGGCCGCCGAGTCGGCGCCGGCGGCGAGCTGCGCTTCGGCCGCCTGCTGGAGCACGCCGCCGCGCGCGCCGGCGGTCGGCGCGGGCGGCGTGAACGTAGACGGCTTGCCGGTGATGGCCGACCATGCGATGGTGGCGACGCCTTCGGCGAACGGGGTGCCGTCGGGCTTTACCAGACGCACGGGAATGGACAGGCCGGTCTCGTCGGCCTCGTCGTGTTCCTGTACTACGAGCGTCTGGGTGAGGGGCGCGGCCATCACTTGGCCGCCCTGCCGGTGCTCGTCGGCTTCTTGAGCACGGCGATGCCCTTGGGGTCGAGGATCGCGTAGCTGTACATGGCCTCGGTGCGGTAGGCGATCTGGTTGACGCCCTTGAGGTCCTTGCCGGTGTTGTCGGGGTCGCCGTATTCGATGATCTCGCTCCAGATGTCGCGCACCATGCCCCACTTGATGAGGCGGAAGTCGCCGAGGAAGGCGAGGATGCCGGTCGCAGGGGTGATGAGGCGGCCGTTGACCGTGCCGGACGTGGCGGCGGGGATGCCGTCGAGGTTGCCGACCTGGAGGTTGATCGGGATTTCCGGGTAGAAGCGCTGGCCGGTGGAGGGAACGCGAATCTTGCGCAGCTCGTTCGCCATGGTCTTGGACAGGGCGATGCCGTTGATGTCGTACTCGTCGCTGACGGCCTCGGCGAGGCTGTCGATGTCGGCGACGCGATCGTCGGTGGCCGGCACGCCGACCGCTGTTTTGGCGAGCGCGTTGAAGCCTTCGAGGGTCGTCTTCTTCTTGGGGTCGAAGGCGTGGTAGACGACGTAGTCGAGGACGCGGCCCATCGCGGCGGCCTGGTCTGCCTGGATCTTGCTGATGATCTCCAGTTTGGCGTCGTCGTCGGCCCACTGGAGCTCGTTGCTGAGGCGGGTGGTGGTCTGCACCTTGAAGCGCTTGCCGACGACCGGGGTGAGGGTTTCCTCGTAGCTGGACTTCTGCGCGCCTTCGGCGACGACCTCGGCTTCGGAATTGCCGGTGAAGACCATGTAGTCCTTGTCGAGGAAGAGCTGGGGTTCGCTCGGGGACAGTGCGGCGATGGTGCTGGTGTCCTTGGCGCGCTTGGTGATGACGGTGGCTACTTCCTTGGGGAGCAGCACCTTGCTGGTATCGAGTGCCATGATGATGGTTTCCTTTCAGATGAGGGGTGAGGAGGTGTTGGCCGGTTAGAGGCCGAGGTTGCGCAGGTAGTTGACCATGCTCTCGTTCGGGCCTTTGCCGGACGGCTGGCGGTCAGCGCCGTGCACGGCCGGGGCCTTGGGTTTGGGGTTGAGCAGCTCGTGGATGCGCTTGGCGTGCGATTGCATGGCTTCGAGGCTGTCGCCTTCGATCACGTCGGCGGGTACGCCGGTCTCGGCCGACACCTGCGCCTTCCAGTCGGCCTGCTGTTCCTTGGCCTTGTAGGCGGCTACCTGCGCTTCGAGTTCCTGCGTGCGCTTGGCGGCCTTCTCGGTTTCGCTCATTTGGGATTCCTTGAGCTTTTCCAGCTCGTCGGCGGCGGCCTTGTTGGCCTTCGCTTTCTTTTCCCAGTCGCGCGAGTGGCCGAGCGCTTCCTTGTATTTGGCTTCCCAGTCGATCGGATCGCCGGCGTTCTCCGTGCCGGCCGATGCCGGCGGTTGCCCGGTGCCGCCGGTGGACTCGCCGCCTTCCGGCGGGGCCGCGACGAATCGGATGTGATGGGGTGTGGGGGTGAGGAACATGGTTGTTCTCCTTGTGGTTGAGCCCTTTCCGGGCATTAAAAAAGCCGCCCGTGCGGGTGGCTGAAAATCTGTTAGACTGGAATTGTCTTGGCTTCTCTACCTCGAACCCGTTATTGGCTCTGGGAGTGAGAAGCCGTTTCCGTATCGCGTTCGACCCTGACGATGTTCCCGTCGTAGTCGATGAGCAGAACGTAGTCGAGACGTCTGCGTCGAAGCGATGACCGTATGTAGTCTTTGCAGGCTTCGGCGTCCAGTTCCGTTCTTTCCTTTTGCAGATGAATGACTGCGGCGTCTCCTTGGCGGGCTGCGGATCGGAGAAGCTGGTCTATGGTGTTTTTGCCGTGTCCTTCCGGCGCTTTGAAGTCCACTCGTTTACCGTTGATGATGGCGTCTGATGTCTTCACGCCTTGTTTGTCGCTTCTTTCGCGCACTGTCACGGCAAACCCGTTGTCTTTGAGGGCGTCGAGCGTTTTGCGTTCGTGCTTCTGAAGTTCGGACCACGCCCTTGCGCTTTCCACGGAGGGTTCCGGCGTGGTGCCGTCGTACAGCCATCGACGGTCGCGCTGGCTCATTTCCTCGGTGATGCGATGCGTCGTCCACAGGTTGTAGTCGTCTATCTCGTCTTCGTCTTTACCTGCGTCCTTCATACGGGCGACGTATTTTCCATATTCGTCGCGATTGAGCATGCCGGCGATCGTCTTGCGGCATTGCAGGTATCGGGCTTTCATGCCTTCCGGGTCGTAGCCTTTGACGTGGGCTTCTCCCCAACTGGATACGATGCGGCAGTCGTCGTTCTTGTGATATCGATTGTCCCGTCCGCCGGCCTTTTCCTCGCTCCAGTAGACGAAGCCTCGCGAGGCCATGAGGATGCAGAACGCGCAGGTCGGGCCGACCGGAACGCGGGCGTAGCGCGGTTGCGAGGGATCGTGCTCGCCGTTGAATTTGGCCGTGAGTCGTGCTGTGACGCCCACGATGTCGGCGGCGAGGTTCATCCATTCGTCTTGTCCGTATCCGTCGGTCTTCATGGCCCATAGGTCGTCCATCGTCAGCCCAGCGCGACTGTGGTGGTTGATGACGTCCACGAATTTGAGTCCGACGTGGTCGGTGCTGTTGTATCCTCCGACGATCTGCCAGAAGGCGCGATCCGCGCTCACTCGGGATGGCGTGTAGGCCGGCAGGTCGACGCCGGCGGCTTCTGCCCATGCGGAGCGCACCGCGTCATAGTAGTCGTTGGCGACTTGGTTGGCGCGATCCGCGTAGGTCTCGAACACTTCCGTGCGAAGGTAGTGCAGCGGGTCTTCAAAATTGTCCCACGCAACTCCGGCCGCGAGCTGCTTGGCCTCAAGGGACAGGTCGGCGAGCGCGTCCTGATAGTCGTCCCAGAGGTCGTCAAGATGGGTTTGGAATGCTTGGCGCTGCTGTGGAGTGAGGTTGTTCAGCGGCAGATTGGCCGGTTTGCTGCTCATTGGCTTCGGCCTCCTTGCCGTCGGTCTTGGCGATCGTCAGTTTGGCCCTGAGCTCGTCGATGGATTGCTGCGTGCGCTGCTGGCGTTCGTAGGCCCGGTGGGCCTTGATCTCGTCCCATGTCAGGCCGGCGCGGGTGAGTCCCACGTCGCTGTCGGCGAAGGCGGGGTTGGTGGATGCGACCTTCTGGTACCAGTCGGCGCGGGCGGCGTCGCTGGTTTCCTTGACCGGTGCCCAGATGGGTCGCAGTTCGCGCAATGCGTCGGGGTCTGCGCCCTGATAGGCCAGTGCGATGCTCATGGCTTCCTTCAACGCGCGGCCGAAGCGTTTGTTTTGCCGGTCGGCGGTGCGGGACAGTTTGCGTTCGGCTTCGGCCATGGCTTCGGCGCTGGCGGGGTTGTCCATGGTGATGCCGAGGTCGTTGACGGGGATGTCGGTTTCGGAGCTGACCATGAGGGCGATGGTGCGCAGCATGTCGGCGTGCGGGGTCATGGATGCCTGCTGGAGCTGCTGCATGGTGGGCTTGTCGCCGTTCTTGTTGGCGGGCATGCCGTTCATGACGCTCACGATGCTGCTCCATGTGTCGTCGGTGAACTTCTTCGACGCTCCGATGAACCACACGCGGGGGGCTGCATAGAATTCGGCGGTGGCCTCCATGCGCACCATGGTTCGCAGGCCGAAGTCGGTCAGGTTCATGAGCGTGCGGGTGATGCGGCTGTTGCCCAGCGGATGGTAGGACTGGGCGTCGTTGACGAGGGGCACGACGCTTGGCCGGTCGAGGTGGGTTTCGATCGTCCGCGCCGTCCACTGGCCTTCGCTGTCGTCGATTTCGTAGACCTTGCCGGGCAGCCATGCGGTGAATGCGGTGATGCGCCCGGTTCTGTCGTCCTTGTCGGTGATGGTCAAGGCCGAGCCGAGGCGGCGGCGTCGGCGGTCCCAGATGCCCGCGCTCCAGTCGGCCGAGCGGGGCAGCATGAGGATGCGGCCGGGTTCGTCGGGGTCTTCGCACACGGTGATGAAGCTGCATCCGTGGATGTAGGCGCTGGTGATCGCCTCGGAGACGTCGGTGTCCCATGCGTTGTCGTCCACGAGTTCGTCCACCTGCGCCTGCAGCGGGTCGGGCGCGTCGAAGCCCTCGAACACGTTGAGGTCGGCGAGCGCTCGGACTGCTTTGTTGGGCCATCCGATCATCGGTTTGGCGAGGGCGCGCATTTGTTTGGGGATGCTGTAGGCGACGCCGTTGTATCGGTATCGGGCTTGGTAGTATTCGGCTCTCAGCATGTTGCGTGCGTAGTGGTCGCGCCATGTTGTGAGGAGTTTTTGGATGGTGGGCATGTCGTCGTCTTCGACGCCTTTGATGCGGGTGATGTTGGCGGATTGGACGGCGAGGTAGGCGTCTTGGGTGGCGGGGTTGGTGATGGCGACGCCGTTGCGGTCGGTGGCGGGCATTAGAACCATGTCTCCGTTTCTTGGGTGGGGTCTCTTCTGGTGGTCATGGCCCCGTGGAGGGCGAGGGTGACGGCGTTGAGTGGGCTGATGTCGGTGTCGTCGTCGGGTCGGTTCCATCCGAAGAGGCCGTTTTTGCCGATGGGGCGTGTGGTGGCTTTGTTGGCGGCTTGCCAGAGTGGTTGTTGGCCGTCTTCGGGCAGGTGGGTGAGGGTGCCGTCTCTGAGCATGTCCTGGAGGCGTCCGCAGGCGCGGCCCATGTCGGTGGCGGCGGTGACGGTGACGGTGACGCCGGCCTGGGCGAGGTCGGGCAGGAGCGCGGTGGCGGGGCTTTGCCCGTCGATGACGAGCGCGGCGGTTTGTTCCCAGACCTTGTCGATGAGGTTGACGGCCCACATGGTGCCGTCGTGGTTGGTGTCCCTGTATTCGGCGAGTTCGATGTGGGCGGTGCCGTCGTCGTAGCGCATGCATGCGCCGATGGTCAGGCGTGTGCGTGTGGGGTTCATGTCGATGCCGAAGCTCATGACGCCGCCTGGGCGGCGGCGCTCGATGGTGGCTTCCTCCCATTGGCGGCGGTCGATGGCGCGGCTGAGGGCGTGTTCGTCCCAGATGCCGAGGGCTTCGCGCCGGAAGTCGTCGCCGGTGAGGTTCTCCCACAGGTTGGCGATGGATTCGTCGCTGGTGTGGGCCGGGTAGCTGGGGTTGGCTTTCCTCCATTGCTGGCGGTCGAGGGGGTCGGCGTCGCGGTCGGCGGTGAATTCGACGTAGAGGGTGCTGTGGGTGCGGCCGGCGCGCGTTTTGTCCCTGAGGCGGGTGAACGCTTCGCCGTTGTCCCTTGGCCCGGGCGGGGTGCCCATGTAGATGGTCTGGGGGTTCCAGGCGCGGTTCTGGGTCGGCAGCATCGACGCCATCGCCGAGTCGGACAGGTGCTGGGCCTCGTCGATGACGAGCAGGGCGATCTTCTTGACGCCTCGCAATGCGCCGCGTTCTCGCGCGCGGAAGAAGATGCGCGACCCGTTGCGGAAGCGTATCTCCTCCTTGCCGGCGGCCAGGGATATGCCGTGGTCGGGGTCAACGAGACCGCTCATTTCGGGGCGCAGGACGATCGCGCACAGGCTTTCGAACGTGTCCTTGATGACGCTGAAGTGCTGCGCCGTCCACACGATGCGCATGCCGGGGGTTCGGGCGGCGCGGTGGATCGCGACCCAGCCGATGTCGTAGGTCTTGCCTGTCTGGCGCGGGATCGACAGCACGGCGTTGCGGGCGCTCCAGAAGCCGTCGGCGCTTTTCGCGAGGATGATCCGGTTGATCTGCCGCTGCCAGACGTCGAACCGGTCGCCCGCCGCCGCGGCGAGCCGGTTGAGGCTCGGCTCTCCGCTGGTGTACAAATCGTCGGGGATGATCTGGCAGGCCGCCCCGTCAATCCTCGTGTTCATCCAATCGTATGTCCTCCGTGTCCAGTGCCTGCATGGCCGGGTCGTGCCCGTTCGACGCCTTGTCGATCGCCTCGATCTCGGCGCTCATGTCCGCCAAACGTTTCGTCAGGCTGGCGAGGTCGCGTGAGCTTATCGACCCTTCGTCGAGCTTTTCGGCGATCAGGTTGCGCATCGCCACCAGGAGGCGGCGACGATCACCGGAAGCGGCGGCATTGCTGACCCTATGGGACTTCGACGCGCTCTTCGACCTGGTGGTTTTCGACGTTCTGGCGACCATGACGGCTCCTTGCCAAGTGTGGAAAAAAGTCCGGGGGAAAAACGGCCCTTTGCCCGTGGTGGCCGTGAGGTGGCCGGGCAGGGTCTACTCCCTACCCCCGAACCAGTCCGAGCAGCGGATCGGCCCGGCCGAGACCTGTGCGGCGCGCTGCGGCGCTTTGCCTTGCGTGATGAGGTGGGCGACGCGCTCGCGTGCCCATGCCAGACTGTGCGTGCCCTTGATGGCGTTGCACCATCGGTGCGCCGGCCCGCTGTTGTCGTGCGTCAGGGTGCCGCCTCGCGCCAAGGGTATCGTCTCGTCGATCACGAAGCTGTACGGGTCGGGCGAACGCAGCGTGTAGTCGATGGGCCGATAGCAGATGTAGCAGTCGGCTTGCATGTGCCGCCATCGCTGCTGCTCCAGCCTGCGCCTGTGCCCGTTGCGTTTGCGCGGGTTGCTCACCTGAGCCTCGGTTTCGCGGTGCATTGGCTGACCTCGACGCCGGCCCTGAACACGATCTCGTCGGCGATCAACGGCACCCACACGATGCCCAGATCGTCGCGCCCCACCTCCGGGTAGGGCTGCCGGTCGGCCAATGGGTAAGGGAAGATCAAGCCGTCCACGAGCACACGCCCCCTGCGGGCGTCCACTTCGATGCGCTTGGGACACAACGCCATGACACGACTCCAATCGAACGCTTGTACGGATCGACAGACTGCGCTCGCCGGCGGGAAGAAGAGGAAAGAACCGGCGGCGAGGCGTCTGTCTGTGGTGGTTTCTCGGGTGCCGCATACGCTGGTTGTGCACGGTGCCGGCGGCGGCTGGCGGATGGTGCGGGATTCGAACCCGCGAAGCATGAGGCTATCATGCTTGCCCGCTTAGCAAGCGGGTGCCTTCGGCCGCTCGGCCAACCATCCAGCGGGAACAAAAAAGCCCCGCCGGCATGGGCAGGGCTTTCTCGATACTCCGATTACACGCGACAGCGTAACACGGAACCGGGTCAGGGGTCAAGCGTCGTCGTGGTCGCGTTCGTCCTTGGCCTGGGCGCACGCCAAGAGCTCCAGCACATTCCACGCCCAATAGGGGCCCTCGATGTGTCTTGTGCCGGGCATTTTGCCGCGTGCGCGCCAGTTCTTCAGGTCGTTGCCGCTCACGTTGACGCCGGTGTTGGCCCTGATCCAACGGGCGGCGTCGGATTGGGTGCGGGTGATGTGCATGAGGCCCGCGCTGCGCAGGTATTCGAGCCTGGTGCGCCGCAAGTCGAGCCATGCGCCGCAGGCGGGGCATATCGCATACCGTGCGTCCCAGGCGGCGTAGATGGGCGTGCGCACCGGCTCCCCCTGCTCGTCGCGACCGTTGAGACAGTCGGGGCATACGCCGATGAGCCGCTTCTCCGCACTGTGCGACGTGGCCGCGTCCACCCGTTCCGCAAGACGCAGGGTGTCCGCGTACAGGCCGGAGGCGTCTTCGAGCCGGGCGAGGTCGCGCATGCGGCGCAGCAGCAGGCGGATGAGGTCGGCCCATTGCATGAGGGTGCGCGCCCGCTCGTATCGGTCATATCCGAGCGGTTTGATGCCGAGCCGGCCGCCCATGAGCTGCAAGTGCACCTCCACCGCGTTGAACAGGGCTTGGGCGGTCTCGTTGACCGGCGGGGCCGCATACGCCGTGTTGCCGTGTCGAGGAGAGCGCTCGCGGGTGGTGGCTTGTTTGTAGGCGATCTGCTGGAGGGCTGGCATGCCGGCCTTCAGGAGCCATGCGAGGCGTCGCGCCCAGTCTCGGGCGCATGCCTCGCAGATGGTGGCCTCGGCCGGTTTGCCGCAGATGACGCAGTTGTGTTCCATATCCCCCGCCCTTGTCGGTGCTAGACTTGCCTTTTGGACAATGCAATGCCTCTGCCGCAAGGTGGGGGCTTTTTTATTTGCCTCGCCGCCGTTCCCGGCGTGGCGGATTGGCCGGGGGCGGCTTGATTTCAACGATTTTTTTAACTTTCCTGTCTATTGTCGCTGATGCCGGCGGGTTTCGGCGGCGCGTACCGGGGTTCGAGGAATTCGGGGCGTTTCGGCTGTGGTGGCGCGGGGTGGGCTTGCAGGATGATGGCCTTCACCTCGTCGACGGGGATGCGCAGGGACTGCGCGGTCTCTTCCGGCGGCACACCCTTGCCGCGCCATTCCACGATGATCCTCCTGACGCCTTCGGTGACTTTCATCCCCTCGCCTCCTGCCGGTCGAGCCGTTCGCATGCGGAGTGCCTGGCGCACATCATGGCGACGCGGCGCATGCACTTGCGGATCGCGCCGTCGCAGGAGAGGGCGATGACGGCGAACCGGCCGAAGCATTCGGGGTGCGACACCCTCGCGGTGGGCGTGGCGGTGCCGCGCATGATGATGACCGGCCCGATCTTCCAGGCGGTGACGTTAACGTCGATGTCGATGTCGTTCATTCTCGTTCCTTTCTCGGCCGGCTCGTCCGGCCGTACTGCTTGCCGCCCCATATGCCCTGCAACGGGTAGCCGCTGATCCGGTTGTTATCGTCGGCAAAGGCGCGGCACTCGTCGACGACCGGGCATGACCGGCACACGGCGAGCGCCGCCGCCTGTTCGTATGGTTTGCCGCTGAACCAGAGTTCGGGGTCGTGGTCGCGGCATGCGGCTTGATGTCTCCAGTTCATGGGCTATCGGCCGCCGTCGCAGGTGAAGACGATGCCGAGGCGTTTCACGACAAGTCCCTTTGCAGTGCGTGTTGGCCGGCCGCGGTGATGGCGTAGCGGCCGTATCCGACGTCTTCCGCGTATCCACGTGCTTCAAGGGACTGGTAGGTGCGCCGGTGATTGCCATCCGCAGGATAGACGTCGCCATGCCTGACAATCTGGAGCAGTGCGCTCTTTTGCGCGTAGGTGAGTCGCCGGACGCTCATTTCAACGCCTCCGTCCGCGCGGCAGTGATCGCCAACCGCGCAAGCAGCCGATACTGCTCTTTCGCGTCAGGGTTCAACTTCGACCACAACGGCTCCACCTCCTCGAAGCCCATGCCCGACGTACCCGTATAGACGGCGAGCGCCGCCGCGTCGATCTCCCTATCGGTGATCTTGCGGCATACGCCGGCCCTGTACGCCTTGCGCGACGCGAGGCACTGGCCGAGACGGGTGATGCCGGTCGGGCGCTCGCCGTTGTCTGGGTAGGGGTAGCGTTCCTCGATCTCGTTGGTGATGATGCTCATCGTGGTTCCTTTCCTGTGTGGTCGTCGGCCCTTGTGGTGGTGTGCATGCTTACCAGTCCTTTTCGAGTTCTTGGCAGTCGGGGCAGATGGATGACGTGGTGTCGGTGAGCGGTGCGCCGCAGATCGCGCAGATGGTCGGATCGTTGGCCGGTTCGGGTCGGTGGGCTGCTTCCAGGAGGCGGCGGATGAGTTCGATGGTCTGCGGTGCGGGGGTTGTGGTGTGGGTGCTCATTGCTTGTCCTTGAGTTTGATGTGTTCCCAGTCGCATGACGCTCCGCCGGAGTCGGAGAAGCATCGGACGGCCGCGCTGCCGTCGGGCAGTTCGTACCAGCGGACGTATCCGGGGTCGGGGTTGTTCACGGTGCCCTGGACGTCGCCTTTGGGTGTTTCTCCGCATGCCGCGAGCGCGAGGATGGCGAGGATCGCCGTGAGGGTTGCGGGTATTCGTTTGCGGGGGTTCATGATTGGGTTCCTTGGTGTCCGGCTCGCATGATGTCGAGGTAGGCGGTGTAGTCGTTGATGTCCCTGTGGATGCAGTCTTGGACTCGGTGGGTGCCTGCGTGGTTCTGGTAGGGGTCGCGGCCGATGGCTTGGTCGGTGAGGCGCAGGGTGGTGAGGTCGAGTTTTCTGTGGTGGAGCCCTTCGGCGATGGGGTGGTTGAGGTGGCGGCTGAGGTGGACGTCGAGTTGGCGTAGGTCGAAGTCCACGTTGGCGCCGGCGGGGTGGAGTGTGTATTGGCTGAGTTGGTCGTTGAGGAATTCGTGGATGTTCCATGCGGTGTGCTGGTAGTCGTAGGTGTCCTTGGGTGCTTCGGCGCTGGCGAGCATGAGTCCGTTGGCGAGGTGCATTTCGTAGGCTTTCAGGAGTTCGGGGTAGTTGGCCCAGTTGCGTATGTTGTCGGGGTGGACGATCAGGTGGAGGCTGTCGTGGGGGTGTTTGCCGGTCATGTCGGTGACTTGCATGCCGACTTCCAGGAGTTCGCACTGGTAGGGGTCGACGCCGGTGGTTTCGGTGTCGATCCAGAGGAGCATGTCGGGTTTTCTTGGCGGGCGGGGCGGGTCGAGGGGGATGGTCCGGTGGCCGATGGCGAGGGTTGTCGTGGTGTCGTTCATTCGTTGCCTTTCTTGATGTCGATGTGGGTGGGCATGTTTTCGGGTGGCGGGCAGGGGTGGCGGGTGCCGTCCGCGTTGAGCTGCTGCCAGCCGCCGGTGCGGTAGTAGACGGGGATGGTGGCGGGGTCTTTGCCCATGTGGACGAGGTAGCCGAGCCGGTAGGCGCGTGCGGGGTGGGCGTGGACCCATCCGTGGCATCCTGTGGTGCCGCTGCCGCAGAGTTGGAGCAGGTTTTCGGGTTGGTGGAGCCGGTCGAAGGGGTGGCTTCGCGGTTCCCTGTGGTGGATGCTGTCGCCGCTCCAGTGGCTGCCGGTTTCCCGGTCGCAGATGGCGCATCGGTATCGGTCTCGCCGTTGTACGATGCGGCGGGTTTCGTCGGTGGGTTTGGTGCTCATCTCTGGGCCTTTCGTTGGCATTCGTTGATGATTTCCTTGGCTTTTTGTTCCGGGTTGATGCCGGTTTTTACGCAGGCCCAGAAGTCGGTTCTCATCGCGTCGGTGAAGGTGCCGGCCGGTACGTGGTCTCGGATGTGGCCGGTGATCCACCGGTCGTCGATGACGGTGCCGTCGGGCAGTGCGTGCCGGTAGGGTTTCGGCTGGCTGGGCATGGTGTCCGTGTATGCGCCTTGGCGCAGCCATCGGCTCATGTTGGGCGCGTATTTGGGTTCGTCCACGGTCTTGGCGTAGGCGATGACGCTGCCGATGAGCTGTCTGGGGTCGGCCGGCGGCCGGCCTGCGACGCCTTGGACGACGAGGTTCCACGCCTTCTCGGCTTCGGTTTTGCTGCCGGTGTGGCGCGGGTAGGCGTTCCACGCGGTCTCGAACGGGTCTTCGAGCATCCTGGCCTCGAGCTCGGCCATGGTGGTGCGCTCCGGCTCCGACTCGGACACCGGTGTCGGTGTCGGCGTCGGCGTCGGCGTGGAGGGGTTGGGGGAGGTTATATCGGTATGGGAATAGGTATAGGTAAGGGTGCTTCGTTTTTGCTTGCCGGTTTGCTTCGCGTTTGCTTCACCTTTTGCTTCGGCAAGTGCTTCGTCGTTTGCTTCGTCCGGTTGAAGCATTTGCTTCGCGTTTGCTTCGCTGTCTGCTGAAGCATTTGCTTCGTTTTTGCTTCGTCTCGAGCGGCCGGACGCCTTGCCACCGGCACGGCCGGCGCGGGCGCGTTTCTCCTGCAATTCCTTGGTGGCCGCGTACTTGCAGAGCATGGTGCCGTCCGGGTTGGCGGCGACGATCTCGAACACGTCCGGCTCGGTTTCGCGCCACAGGCCGGCGTCCACGAGCTGGCGGGCGAGCTTCGGGCTGCCGCCGAGCTTCCTGACGCGCTGCATGGTGATGGCCCCGTCGTAGTCGCCGTGGCGCAGCTGGCGGCCGACGTAGCTGCCGGCCATCGCCCACAGGCCAATCGCGGACAATGGAAGCTCCTCGCATTGCGGGGCGTCGTAGATGCCATCGTCGATCATGAACCAAGTCATGGGTGTCTTCTCCTCTCGGGTCGGCCTATTCGATCTCGCCGGTGTCGGGGTCGACGGTTTCCCCGCCGTCGTTCCCGTCGTCGTCCGTGGTGGGCAGTTCGCCGAACGGGTCGAGGCTGCGTTTTAAGTCGTCGAGCATGATCCGGTGGCGCGTGGAGTTCGGATAGGTCATGAGGTCGTCCAGGACGGTGGCCTCGTCGATGATGCGCTGCGCGAGCTCGTCGGCGTCGTAGAGCGCTTCGACGTATGGGCTGATGCCCTTGTAGCGTTCGATGTATTCCTCCTTGTCGGCGCATTCGAGGAGCTTCGACGCCTTGACGCGGAACGCGCTGGCGGCCTTCTTGACCGAGCCTGCGGCTGCGGACAATGGCAGCAGCTGCAACGGGGTTATCTCGTCGGGGATGAGCGTGTCCTGCACGCCCTTGCTTTTGTTCTTCGCCATGCGAGTGTCCTTTCTAGAATTCCGGGTCGCCGGTGTCGGTGGTGAACGTGTCCGGCGTGTAGCCGCTGCCGCCGTTGGCCCACGGGTCGGACGCCGGCGGCGGTGTCGTCTGCTGCGGCTGCTGCTGTTGCGGGGACTGGCCGTTCGGGTTGCCGAACGTGCTGCCACCCTGATAGCCGTCGTGGCCTCCCTGTTTCGTGACCTGCGCGGTGGCGTAGCGCAGGCTGGGCCCGATCTCGTCCACGGTCATTTCGACCACGGTGCGGTTCGTGCCGTCCTGAGCCTGATAGGAGCGCTGGGAGAGCCGGCCGGTGGCGACGACACGCATGCCCTTGGACAGCGACTGGGCGCAATGCCCGGCGAGGTCGCGCCAGGCGGAGCAGCGCATGAACAATGACTGGCCGTCCTCGTACTGGTTGGCCTGCCGGTTCCAGACGCGCGGCGTGGAGGCGATGGTGAAGCCGCACACCTGCGTGCCGGTGCCGGTGGTGCGCAGTTCGGGGTCTGCGGTCAGGTTGCCGACGATCGTGAGGATGGTTTCGCCGGCCACTAGTCCTCGTCCTCCATGTCCTCGATCCAGTCGCAGACGAACGTGGCGAGGACGTGCGCGTCCTTGGCTGCGCTGCTCGCGATGCCCCATGCCACGTCTTCGCGGCGGTTGTGGCAGTGCAGGGCGAGGTCGGAGAGCGCCGCATAGGCCATGTCGGCCACGTCGCGCATGTGCTCCAGCTCGTCAAGCTCGCCGGCGTCATCCGGGCCGTCGCCCTCTTCCTCGTCGTCTTCGTCGTCGATGACGGCGCCGAGCGGCTTCCGGTCGCTGGAGGCGAACATGTCGGCGAGCGTCTTGCCATTGGGCAGCACAGGTTCGACGGCTATGAAGGCCTTGGCTTTCTCGCTCAATGCGAGGCCGGCTTGGTCGAGCGCCGTGACGAACAGTTTTGCCAGCTCACCGTCGGAGACGGACACGTCGCCCTCGATGAGGCCGTAGAACTTCTCGGCGAGTTTTTCGGCCATTTCCTTGTTGGATGTCATGATTTTCCTTTCCTGATGTCCCGTTTCCATGCCCATTCGCATTCCGCGCCGATGGTCGCCGTGCTGCGGTCGATGACGAACGCGGCGGGCGACGGCATGAGGATGAGGCGTGGGTAGTCGAGCCGTGAGTTGCATTCGCAGATCGCGTCCAGCGTCTCGGCGATCAGTTCGCCGGGCGTCATGGTCAGGCCCCGTTCGGTGATGGGCCAGATCATGAGGCTGCGGTGGGTGTTCATGGGACTCCTTCGTTTGGCGCGGGGCCGCGCTGGCGTGGTCGACGCCGGCAATGGAGACCACCGGCTCGCACGCCATCGCTTCCGCTATCCACTGACTTCCTGTCGTATGGTGATGGATCGCGGCCGACGTTGACGCGTCCCCAGTGGACGGCCTCGGAATCGAACCGAGTCCCGGCCCTGTGCCGGCACTTGTGCGCCTGCGTGGCCGGGGGCTAACCTGCCCGCCCTATGCGCCGGCGGCCGGGGAACCGCCGACGCTGTTTGAGAGGAGAAGAGATTTTGAGTTTTCGATTCGGGTTTGTACGGTTTTCCTTCCGCCGCCACCTCGGGAAGAGGAGGCAAGACTAGATGGACAACACAAGAAGGCACAGGGCGACCCACAGGCATACGGAGGACACCGTCGTTGAGGGTTTTTCCCTGCGCTTCTGCGCGGTGCCGACGTTGGCCAGCACGAGCACGAGGGCGACGGCGCAGAACGTGATCTGCTGCCAGCACAGGCTCATTCCGATTCGCCTCCCGCCTCTTCGATGAGGCCGATGAGGAACAGTGGCGCGTTGACGAACGCCCACCACGCGGCCAGACCATTGCCCAGCGGGTGCATGCAGGCGTCATGGGTCAACAGCCACGCCAGACAGCAGACGATGGAGACCACCAGCAGCAGGCCGATCGTGTACGGGTAGCGCTTGAACATGACGCCGCCCTTACTTGGTCTGGACGAGCGTGTCAGCGCCGTCCGGGACGACGACGAGCTGATCCGCGTTGGACAGAGCGTCGATATAGTGCTGTTTGAGCACGTTGTCGGTCAGGCTCTCGTTGAGCACGGCGTTGGCGTCGGCCTCGCCCTGCGCCTTGATCTTCTTGGTCTCGGCCTCGGTCTTGGCGACCTGCTGCTCGTTGAGCGCCTTCTGCTTGTCGATCTCGGCGGCCTGCGCCTCCGTGTACTTCTTGGTGATGGCCTCGCCGTAGCGCACGTCCTGCACGCTGACCTGCTCGACGGTCAGGCCGATCTTCCTCCACTTCGCCGCCAGCACATCCTGCACCGCCTTCGTGTACTCGCCGCGATTGGTGAGCATCGTCAGGGTGTCGAACCTCCCTGACTGTTCGCGCGCCACGGAACGCAGATCGTTGCTGATGTAGTTCTGCGTGAACGTCTGCTGCTTGCCATACTCCGAGTACAGGTATTCGGCCGCGCTCGGATCAAGGCTGTAGTTGACTTGGATGTCGATGTCTGCAGAAGCGCCGCTCCTGTCGTTGACGGTGACCTGCTTGCCGACCGCGCTGCCGCCGTCGTACTTGTAATCGGTGTCCTTGTAGAAGTTGATGAGGTTGTTACGGGTGTCGTATTTGATGACGCTCTGCCACGGCGTCTTCCAATGGAAGCCCGCGTCTTCGGAATGACCGGCCAGACTGCCGCCCATGTTGCGGATGACCGCGACCTCGCCCACGTCCACGGAGTACAGACATGCGGGAATGAGCAGCAGCAATCCGACGAGGCCCGGAATGAGGCCGATGCCGGCCCCCTTGACGTTGTTGGACAGCGCGACGCCGGTGACGGCGGCGCTGAAGAGCAGCAGGATGATGGAGATGACGAACCAGATCATGAGGGTTCCTTTCGGAAGATAAGGTCCTTTCCCCGTGCCGCGTAGGCTTGAAGCTGCAACACAAACAATCCGCTGCATGCGGGGAAAGGAAGTATTCAAATGGGTGGAGCTGCAAGCTGGGCGAGCTCAGCGGAAACGAAGTTCAAGCAGGCTCAGGCAAGCACTAGAAATGCCTATGAGTCACGGATGACCGAAGGCCTAGCGGACATCGCCCAAGCGTTGTTCCAAATCGACTTACGGCTTGATCGGCTCGAAAAGAAACTGGACGGTCGGGGTTAAGCCTTGCCAGTTTGCGCTCGCTGATGACGTCGTGGCGTATGTAAAGGCTTTCCATGTTGAGCTGTGCGCCACGACGCTCATAGGCGTTACTCATTTCGCCTCCAGCAGTCGGAGAACGTCGCGCAGCTCGCATTGGACGATCTTGGTGACGTAGACGCATGCCTTGTTGCCCAATGCCTCAACGATGATGGGCTGCTCAGGAGTGACCTCGGCGATATAGCCGGCGTCATGCTCGTTCAGGAACGATTGAACGGCTTTGACGTCGCCATCGAAGCTCTCGACTCGCAGAATCTCATGCCGCTCCTGATGATTCGAGCGGTCTGGAATGACGCCGTGTCGGACGGTGTCGGCCCTGAGCTGCCCTTCATATACCCAACGGCCGGCGGCGTCCTCGAAGCGAACGTCATGGCCCGACGGCGCTGCCCAGCAGCCGCCGACGAGGAACAGTTGCAGCACGTCACTCAACGCGAACAACAGGGACATCACGCCGTACAGGCCCATGCGGACGTCCCTTTGCACGACGGCCATCACAACCATCGGCAAGCCACAGAGAACCAGCACGCCGGCGCAGACAATGAGGGTACGGCGCATCATTTTGTCGCTCATTTCGCCGCCTCCGGCACGTATCCGCAGTGGGCACGCCAGCAGCCGTCGGCCATGTCGTGCAGACACGACGCCAAACGCTCGCCATCCGCCAGAGGGAGTGCGATGTGTCCCGCTCCCCCGCATTCCATGAACCGGATTATCGTGGAGGTCTCGGTGACGCTCACGCCGATGCGCGGCATGTCGCTGGTTTTCTCGCCGATCCAGTTGCTCCGGGTGTTGATCGCGTTCGCCAAGACCGCCGCCTCATGACGAGACAGTAGGACGATCGCGCCGCCGGCCCCCGTTCCCTCGGCAAGGTTGCGCAGCCACAGGCGGATACGCACGCCGTCCTCGGACACTTTCGGCCCGCACAGCAGCGGCCGGGTCGCTTTCTCCGGGTTCGCGAAGCGGATCGAGTTCTCGACCTCCCAGTACCTGTCCTTCACCTTCATGCCGCCACCTCTTCCGGTTGGGGGGGGGTGGGGTTGTCCACGGGCCACGGGTCAAGGGTTCGACCCATGAGATAGTCCACGGACGTGTCGAAGAAGTCAGCGAGCGCCACATAGTCCTTCTTGGTGAAGCTGCGAGTGCCGTTGATCTTGCTGGACAGTGCTTGCCGAGTCAGCCCGATCTCGTCGGCGAGCGCGGACTGTGTCATGTTCCGCGTATCGAGCAAGTCGAGCACGATTTGTGCTGTCTTGTTTTCCTGTGTTTGTAACCGCATATGATTACAGATACACCATTGAGTGACAGAGTTACAAATCGTCAGCGTGTTGACTTTGTAATCAAAAGTGGTTATAGTGATGCCATGACCGAAACACTGACAGCCCCGCCGGCGGTGATCGACTACCAAGCCGTAGCCATCGGCAACATAAGGATGATGCTTAGCCTGAGAGGGCTGAAGCAAAGCGATCTCGCCGCATACATGGGCAAGCATCGCCAGAATCTGAATCGAATGATTAACACCGGCGCACAATGGTCTTTCAACGACATGTGCCGTGCTGCGCAATTCTTCGGTGTCTCCATTGACACGCTGATGCGCCCTGACCTTACTCAATCTGAGCTAAAAGGAAACGGAGGTTTGCCTGTCGTCAACGTTGACGACTTCCGCCTACGTGGCGGGGCATGGAAGGCCCCGGCTATGGTTCTGGCCGCCTGACCGGCCAATTCGGGATCATAACCCAGAGGTCCATGGTTCAAATCCATGCCCCGCTACCAATTGACCGCCGTTCCCGGAATCATCCGGGACGGCGGTTTTTTGCATTTGCAGGACTTTTGCCGCCGTCAAATTAACGTCAGTAAGATCGTTAAGCGTTACGCCAAGATAATTCGCAACTTTCACCATGTCGTCAAAGGTCCACGGATAGCCAATCTTGAGCATGCGCGAGAACGACTGCGGAAACTTGCCAAGAATCGCCGCCACATCCTTCTTGGGGATATGACGGACAGAAATAATCATGTTGATGTTCGTTATAGCCACATCGCCGGCCGCCATGCTGGCGGTGCTGGGCATTGTTATTGTTGCTGTCATAGGTTCCATATTAGACACAGTTGTTTAACTTTGCAACACGCCGAGAATTGCCAAACATGCACATTGGGCTGTAATACTTAATATGTGAGTTTAGCTAAGAACGTCAGAGTTACAGCAAATGTGCGATACTTACTCCGGCAAAACCGAGTTACGCAGCGCGACCTTGCTGCCGCTCTCGGTATGCATGAGCAGACCTTTTCCAACAAAATGTGCGGCACGCGACCGTTCACCTTGCGCGACTTGACCCGCATTGCTGATTTCTTCGATGTGAGCGTCGATTTCCTTCTTGGTCGTTCTGATTATGCGAAACCGTTGGAGGTGGCGTGATGTTTGGCTTCGTTTCGTTGGGTGTTTCTTTTGCGTCCTTGGTTATTTCCTGCGCCGCGCTTTACTGGTCCCGCATGGCACGAATCGAGGCCGCTGGGGCCGTGGAGCGTAGTCGTTACGCTTTGGAGTCCTCGCGCAAGCATGTGGGGCTTCCCTACGACCACAAGATCGTTCACGATTGGGAGTTAAGAACACAGTTCGGCTTTGCTCCGCAAATCAAGGATGATTGGACTCGTCGTAAGGATTCCGACGGCGTGGCTGATTCCGACGACGCTTTTGAGGTTTTTTCGGACGGGACGTATCGGATTGTTCCTAACTCAGGAGTCTTCTCTGTTCTGAAGCCCGTTTTCTGTCGAGAGCATGGAACCTGCGATGACCCAGCCTGTCCCTATGCCATCTGCGCAGGCGTTCAAAGGGTCCGCACTTCATTGGTTCTATGCCCCAGATCGGGAATTGCGTATATCGACACCGGTGGAGACGGGTTGGAGATGATACCCAATGCACTCCAAGCTCTAGCTTCGTCAGATCGCTCGACTGGTCCGGGCGAGGATTCTGCGGTGGCGCGATCGTGATGAAGAATCGCATGGTCTCGCCTGTCAGCTCCGGCAGTCTTCCGCAGTCGTTCATGACCCACTCGCTTTGCTTGCCCAGAACCGTTTCGCCGATTTGCCGGCAGTCCCATAGTCCGGCATCGCAGTTCACGCCTATCGCTTTGACGTTGAAAGCTCTGCCGTCTCCGCAGTTCACGAGGTATCCGACGATCGGAGGGTCGATGCCGGCCTTGCTGAAGTCCGGGCGCAGGAGTTTGTCGCCTTCGAGCATGGCGAAGAGCGGCGCGGCTTCGGCCCTCCATCTCCAGCCGCGCGCGAATGTCAACAGCGACACCATGAGCCCGAAGGCGGCTATGACAACGGTTATCCAAGTTTGCACGGTGAGGCCGAGAAACGTTATTTGCGCGAGGTCTACGCCCATTGATTCTTCCTTCCTCCGTCATCTGCGACGGTTGGTTTTTTGTGCGATTCCCAGCTTACGCATCCGGGGGAAGGAACCTTTTTCCAACCGTTCGACCGATGGAGGTTTTGCAGATGATTGCGTATGTGGTTCGTTGTGACGTGTGCGCGGCCGAGGCGTTCGTGCCGTTGAATCAGGACCCGGATATGGCCATGTCGGCTCGTGGGTGGCGTATGAGGCCGCACTCGAAGGTGTGCCCGGATTGCGTTTTCGCGCTCGAGGGGCCGAAGATTCCACCGAGCATGGCGGAGGTGCGCTGATGTCGGTGTTTGATCCTGAGTGCAGCGGGAACCGTTTCAGTGCGGAGTTCAGGCTGACCGGTGATGGCGGAAGTCCGTATGAGTTCGGTATCCGTTTCAGTGTGGATGGTGATTATTTCGCGGTTGATGGCCTGTCGATGGGTGACATGGTGCATATCAACCGCGAGTTCGCCAGGGTTATCAGGGAGGCGAAGCATGCACGGGTTGTATAAACGTTTTCTCGTGTTCTGCGCGGTGTTCGTGGGTTTGATGTTCGCGGTGGTGGGTTTCTGGGCACTGCTGGGTGTGACGTGCCTGTGCGCGGGCATGGTGCTGGCGGATGTGCCGGAGCGCGTGTCCACCCGTCTGAATCGAGGCGATCGTGAGGGTGTTTAGGAAGTGCTGCCAGGCGTTGGTGCTGGTCGCGGCGTCGCCGTTGCTGTTGGTTGGCTTCGGAGTGTGTCTCGCGGCCGTGAATCTTGGCGATTTGCTGAAGGAGGAATGATGCCGAACGGTGAACTGGGATATGTGTTCAAGAGCGCGGTGACGGCCAATGGTTGCCTGATGCTGTGCATCACGCCGCACGCGCGGCGTCGCGACTTCCACAGCAAGGTGTACGTGCTCACGGCCGACGAGGTGCGCGCGTTGATCGAGGCGCTGGCCGTGATGCCGGACGGTCCCGAGTAGTTCTAGGTATCTTTAGACGCCTCTAGGCGTTCGTATGCGTGCCCGACGCTATCGGGTCACTGAGAATGGAATGGCCGTGATGGCGCGTATGGCTACGCCTAGCCCTACCTATGCCCCGCTGTGGTGGCGGGGAGGCCGGCCGCATTGCAACTGCGGTACTTGCGAGACTAAGAGGTTGCCACCGACCCTATCCAGCCGCTGGTAAAGGCGGAATCGGGCAGCACTACCACGCAATTGTGTGGGGCTGGATTTGGGGACCATTCCCGGCAGGCTTCGGCCTGCTCTTGCAATCGACGGCCGACCGACCGAAAGCGAGACCCATTTGAGGATTCTCGGCCGAGATTTCGCGTTGCGCGTCTCGGCCGAGAATCTTCGGGTCTTGACCTCTCCAGCCTCACTCCCAAAAGGGACATGAGAAACCAACGTAAGGGGATTACGGATTATGAGCAGAGCAACGTTCGAGATGAATCTGAAGGACGCGGGTATCCGACTGCTTCCGAAGCTCAACGAGTTCATCGAATCACGGAAGACCACGGAATCGTTTCTGGTGACCATCGAGCAAATCGCGCGTTGGGCCGGATTGACCAGGCGTAACGGGCGCATCGACGACAACCAGGCGTTCCATCTGATGCAGTTGGCGCAATGCCCCGTCTCTAAGACCCGCAAGTACGGAATGCGCTGCTGGGATGCGCGCGAGGCCATGCAGGCGTTGGCCCGGTGGACCGGCTCGTGGGCTTGGGTGGTGGACTGATGGCGCGCACGAAACCGAGCCTTGCCGAGGCGTTGAGCCCGTGGAGCGCTCCGCATGACGCGGCCGACCTGTTGGAGGGCTTCCGGCTCTCCATCAACACCTTGGCCGAGGAACAGCACACTGGGCTTCCTGATTCGCCGCGCGTGCTGAACGCCCTGCGTCTGTGCAAGGGCACCGAACTGGCCGCGTTGGGAGGCGACTGGCCGGCAATGGGAGTGCGGCGCGTCGGCGGCGCGTGGACGCTGGACGCACGCCAGTTCGACCTGTGGGCGCAGGGGCAGATAAGCGTATTCAGGCGCAGGGCCGAGGCGGCTCAGCCGACCGTGCAGATGCAGTCTCGCATGAGTTTGATCTAGGAGGGATGATGGGGTATTTGACGACGGTCGAGGTGGCCGAACTGTTGAACGTGAAGCCGGATACGGTGCGCAAGTGGCGGCAGGAAGTGGGCAAGGGGCCGCGTTGGACGCGCTGGCCGGGCACGAGGCTGGTCCGGTACGAGAGCGCCGAGGTGGAAAGGTGGCGTCATGCCGGGCAGAAGGGATAGGCAACGTGTGCCGCCAGTCGTCTCGGCCGAGGTCATCGAGCGGTGGGGCAACGACTGCTGGCTGGGGATGCCCGGCTGCACGAAGCACAGCGACACCACGGACCACATCGTGCCGCATATCGCGGGCGGGCCCACCGTACCGGCGAACCTTCGCCGCGCGTGCAAGCACTGCAACTCGCTTCGGGGCGACCGGACGCTTAACGGGTATGGCGCGCTTATCCATGCGGTCATCGGCCCTCCGGCTGGCGGTAAGTCAACGTACGTTGACATGCACCGGCAACCGGGGGCCGTGGTGCTGGACTTCGACGCACTGGCCAAGGCCATGATGCCGGGCTCGGACGCCGAGCACGTCACCGTGGAATGGGTGAGGCGTATGGCATCGGGGGCATGGTACGGGGCCTATCGGCACATGGTGCGCGTCACGGAACCGGTGGAGCTGTGGCTGGTGAAGACCCTGCCCTTCACGCCACGAAGCCCTCGGCTGCTGGACGAGTGGATAGCCCTGGACTATGACATCACGGTCTGCGACCCCGGCAAGCAGGAGGTGATGGACAGGCTCAGGGCGCGAGGCATGGACGTTGGTAAACGGTTGCAGGCCGGCGTGCTCCAGTGGTACCGGCAGGGCATCACTCAGACCGGCATCGATGTGAGGCTCAAGGCTCGCAGGTCAAGGCTCGCGGCCCTCGGGCTCGCCAACGGACCCGATGCCGGCCTGATCGGCTCGCAACCGGCGCGGCCGGCATGGTGACCGTCGTTTTTTTGAGAAGCGAAGCGAAGGAACACCCCGCGCCCACCGTTTTTGGTTCCCCACAAAACAATAAAAAAAGCCCGAAAATAGGGACGGCACCCCAAAATCAGGCTATGAAAATGCTTCAAACAGGGAATATACACCATTACTGTGATTGGAGCAATTTCTCATGACAGGTTTCGAGGGCTTGGAGAACGCGGGACTGATCGAAGGACCGCAGGAAAAGGCCACACGGGAGTTCATCAAGGAGTACCGGGACGGCAAGGCCGAGAACCCGATGGCCGACTTCATCTATTCATCGATGCTGAGCATCGCCCGCAACATCGACGTGCAGAACGCGCGCGGCCGCGAGATAAGCCGCAACATGACCAGTCTTCTGGGCTATATCCAACAGCTCGAGGGCATGTACGACACGATGGACGACGACCCCGAAATCACCGAACTGCTGGGCAAGGCGGCGCGATGAACCACGACCAGCCGCCATCCTTGCAACCGCGCCACGCGACCGCGCGTAACCAGGAACGCGCCACCGACGGCGCTCTCGTGGCCAGGTTCAGCGAACTGCTGGGCAAGCCACTCATCCCGTGGCAACGCCAGGTCATCGATGTCATCAGCGAGATCGACCCGTCCACCGGCACCTACTGGTACGACGAACTCGTGCTCACCGTCCAACGACAGGCGGGCAAGACCACCATCACCAAAAGCTACGACGTGCGCAACTCGTTGTGGGGGCCGGACCGCAAGACCTGGTATCTCGCCCAGACCGGCAAGGACGCCAACGACCAGTTTCGCGATTTCGTCAAATCATGGCGCAAATCGAGACTGCGGAAACTCGCCAAACCACCCCGCCTGAGCAACGGCAGCATGGCCTTGGAGTTCAAGAACGGCAGCCAGCTGAGGCCGGGCGGCGCGACCGAGGCGGCCGGCCACGGCGTGCAGGGCGACCTGATCAACGTGGACGAGGTATGGAGCCTGTCAAAACAACAGGCGAAGAACCTCAAGGACGGTTTCATCCCCACGACCACCACGCGCCTGAAGCTCACCGGCGTGAGACCGCAGATATGGTGGACGAGCACGGAGGGCAACGCCAGCAGCGAGTATTTCAACGACCGCCTGGACAGGCTGAGGGCCGGCGATATCCCCGACCGTACCGCGTTCTTTGATTTCGGCATACCGTTCGATGCCGACCCGGAGGATCTCGAAACCATATGGCGATATCACCCGGGGGCCGGTTATTTGTTCGATTTCGACCAATTGGCCGGGTTCCGCCGTCAGTTCGACGACGACGCGGAGGGTTGGGCGAGGGCGTTCGGCAACATCCGCGACGCCGGCAGCACAGACAGGGCCATCGACTCCCTGCTGTGGGCCGACACCATGGACGAGCCGGTCACGCCGGAGCATGGGATGCGCGTGTGCTTCGGCGTGGGCGTGCCCCTGGACGCGACCCACACGGTGATAGCCGCCTGCATCGGCGTTGGCGGGGGACTGCCGCCGCTCGTGCAGATCGTTGACGACCTGCCGGGCACCGGCGAATCGCCCGCGAGACTGCTGGCCCTCCAAAACGACTACAGGGCACCGGTATGCATCGACCCGCGCGGCCCCTCCGCCGCCTTGGCCGATGTGCTCGCCAATGCCCATGACCCGCACACGTTCGAGCGCGTCTACCGGCTGTCGGACATGAGGGCGGCAGATGCGGTGACGGCCCCGCAATCGTTCGTAAGCGCGTTGGAGCAACATAATCTCACGCACGCCTCGGACAGGCTGGCCGACGAGCAGGTGTGCAGGGCCACGAAACGCAAGAGCGGCGACGCATGGCTGTGGAACCGTTCGGCCGGCGACGTGAGCGCGTTGGAGGCCATGACGATGGCCTACTGGGGATACATGCACCTGCCCGAATGGGAGGCCGACGATATCCAGGTCTTCTGACGACATGCCGCTGGATGCCGCCCAATGCCGCTGGATGCCGCATCGTCATGGACAGAACCGGCCGCGCCGGTGCATGGTTGGGGCCATGAATCTCGTGGAACGCCTGCTCAACCGGATGGCACCGGCCTACCGCGCGGCCACCGGACCGGAAGGCCCGCTGACGACCCCGCCGGCCCGTACCCCGGCCGACCGCGACGTGCTGCACTACAGCACCGTGTTTCGCGCCGTCCAGATTCTGGAGACCAGCATCGCGGGGCTGCCCCTTCGTCAGTTGCGCGATGGCGTGGAGATCGTGCCCCAACTGCCGATAATCTCCCGCCCCGACCCCAACCGTCATCGCAGCGAGTTCGTCCGTCTGACCGTGGGCGACATGGTGGTGCGGGGCGAGGCGTTCTGGCTGAAATTGAGAGGCCTGGACGGCACCGTGAAAGGTCTGCGCGTGCTGCCCGCCTCGTTGGTGAGCATCACGGACCTGAGCGGCGACCCCGCGAACCCGTGGAAGCAATACGGGTACATGGGCAACGTCTACCGCGATGAAGATATCCTTCACCTGCCGTTCGTGAGCATTCCCGGCAGACTGCATGGACTGGGACCCGTGGAGGCCGGCCGTGCGGAAATCAACGGTGCCATGGACGCGAGGGATGCGAAGGCCATGTGGTTCGACGAACCCGCCCAGCCGTCCGGCATCCTCTCCACGGACAAGATGATCAACGACGAAATCGCCACCAACACCAAGCAACGGTTCGAGAAGAACATGAAGGGCGTCAAGGTCATCGGCGGGGGCATGACCTACACGCCGTTGCTGCTCAGCCCGTCCGACATGCAGTATCTGGAAACCCAGAAATTCGACACCACCCTGCTTTCCCGACTGTTCGGCATCCCGCCCAAGCTCATGCTCGCCGAATCCGGTTCGAGCCTGACCTACAGCAACGTGGAACAGGAATGGAGCCAGTTCGCTGACTTCACCCTCAACGCCTACGTGCAGCCGATGAAGGACGCGCTGAGCATGGTGATACCACGCGGCCAGACCATCGATTTCGGCTGGGACTCGTTCCGCCGTTCGGACACGAAAACCCGCATGGAGACCTACAAGATCGCTATCGAGGCCGGCGTGATGACCGTGGACGAAGCCCGCTCAAGGGAGAACATGCCCCCGCTCGGAGGCTCACAGGAAGGAACAAACACCGATGAAGCATGAAATCGGATTCAAGGGGCGAATGCTCGCCCGCTCCGAGGACGACGGTGACGGGCGCACCATCGAGGGCGTGGCCGTGCCGTTCGGCGACGTCATCGACGTGTGGGGCGAACGCGAGACCTTCGACCCCGACACCGTCTTCGAGGGGCTCGACTCCGCGAAGCTCTACTACCAGCACGACACCCTTATCGGCTCCATCACATCCGGCGAGAACCGCGAGGACGGCCTGCACATCACCGCGCGCATCGCGGACACCCAGCAGGGGCGCGACGCCGTGGCCCTGCTGGACGAGGGGGCCCTTGATTCGCTCAGTGTGGGCTTCGTTCCCATCGAGGACCGGAAGGACAAGGACGGCGTGACCCATCGCAGGAAGGTCCGGCTCTTGGAGACCAGCCTCGTGAGCTGGCCGGCCTATGAAAACGCGAAACTCACCAACCATCGCAACAACAATCAGGAGGAAACCCCAATGACCGAACAGGCCGAGAAATGGACCGAAGCCCTGGCCAAGCTCACCAACCGCCAGGACGAACAGGCCGAGATTCTGCGCGGCATCGAGACCACGCTGACCAGCCGTCTCAATCAGCAGCGCGGCACGTCGCCGCTGGGCGAATACCACAGCCAGGGCGAACTGCTCAAGGCGCTGGTGTCCGACGACACCGGCAAGGCCGAAGCGGCTCGGGAAGCCTACAATGCGCTGTTGTCCCGTGACTACACCGGTTCCGTAGTGGCGGACGCCGACCCGCAACCCACCTGGATCGCCGACCGCATCCGCATTCTGGAGCAGAAACGCAAGATCGCCACGCTGCTCACCCATCAGCCCCTGCCGGCGGAGGGAATGAGCATGAGCTATCTCGTGCTCAAATCCGACACGCACACCGTCGCCAAGCAGGCGAAGGAAGGCGACTCGCTGCCCTTCGGCAAGGTCACGTTCGGCGACGAATCCGCCGTCATCGACACATACGGCGGCTACGGCGACCTGAGCCGCCAGCGCATCGAACGCATGCCCGTGGGGGACGTGAGCTTCGAGATGCGTTGCCTGACCGCGGCCTACGCCCGCGCCACCGAGAACGCGGCCCGAACCGCGCTCTACGGTTCCATCGAAGCCATTGGCGACACGGACAAACTGGCCGTGGGAAAGACCGCCGATGCTCTGAAGCCCAACGACTGGATCGATCTCATCATCGACGCATCGGCCAAGTTCGACGACGTGAACGCAACCCTGGACTACATCGGCGTGAGCCCGGACGTGTTCAAGGCCATCGCGCACCTGACCGACGAGGGCAACCGTTTCCTGGACGTCTCCGGCCAAGGCTCGGACACGCTCGGCTCGCTCGACCCGGCATCAATCAGCGGCCGACTGCTCCGCCAGGACGTGCGTATGCTCGATGGCGCGCCGAACGGCACCGTGGTGTTCATGGACAAGAGCGCCGTGACCATGTGGGAGTCCAACGGCTCCCCGTTCCAGCTCCAGGCCGACAACATCATCAACCTGACCCGCCAGTTCAGCGTCTACGGCTACGCCGCGTTCGGCACCACGTTCAAGCAGGGCATCCTGCCCGTCAAGTTCGCCGCCGCCTGACCATGAGCGACACCGAACAGGACCCGCTCACCAGCAGACTGGCCTATCTCGCCGGGACCATGGACGATGACGACAGGCCCACGCTATCGGACATGCTGAAGACCGCGCGCGCATACCTCGCCCCACACATCGCCGGCTACACACTGGCCCAACCACTGCTCGATGACGTGGTGCTTGGCATCTCCCTCGATCTATGGCAGGCGAAGGACGCGCGCAACGGCATCGTCGGCCTGACCGTGGACGGCGTGGAACCGTTCAGAATCAGCACCGACCCGATGCGCAGCGCATGGCCGAAACTGCGCGCCGCCGGCATACCCGCCGGCATGGGGGTGTCATGAGCGACTACGACAACACGGTCGCCGAACTGACCGAAAAGCTCACGGGGCTCGGCGGCATCGTCACACAGGTGACCGACGATCCCACGCTGGTCAAACCCTCACCGGGCAAGGCCAGCATCTGGATAGAACCACCTGATTTCACATGGGAGGGATGGCACCCCTACCCGCCGGAAATCACCATCAAGCTCATGGTCACGGCCGGCACCCCCACCACCCAGCAGAAGGCCATCCCCCTCATCATGCAGGTGCTCGAACTCATGCACCAGGAGAACCTGCCCCTGCGCAGCGCCACCGCCTCAGGCTTCAACCTCGCCGACGCGGGCACGCTCGCCGCATACGAAGTCACTTTGAACGCCATCTAACACGAAAGGAAACAACCATGGCAGACAAGATTCGCACCCTGGGACCGGGAAGCCTGGTCATCGGTGCCGCCGACGACCAGCGCAGGCTCGACGTGGACTGCACGAGCGTGGAGCTCGCCCCCGACAATTCCAGCGAGGACCCCGACACCTACCTTGATGGGCACGAGGAAGGCGGGGAGCTCACCTCCACCTGGAAGCTGTCGGGCAGCATCGGCGAGGACTACAGCATGGAGGGCGCGCAGGTGTGGTGTCTGAACCACGCCGGAGAGCGGAAGACCGCCAAGTTCATACCGAACAACAAGGGCTCCCTCCAACTGGACATGACCGTGACCATCGCGCCCATCGCGTTCGGCGGCGACGTGAAGACCAGCAACAAGAAGGACTTCGAGTTCTCGGCCACCAACGTGAAGGCCAGCGCCTACACGGCCACGGCCAGCGCGTGATGGCCGACAAGGCGTTGTACGTGGTCGGCCAGAAACGGTTCGTGGCCACGATGCGCAAGGCCGGCGCCGACCTCAAACAGCTCAAGGAGGTCAACCGGCAGGCGGCGGGCGTCGCACTGCCGGCGGTCAAGGCACTCGCCCCGCGCGGCAGGACCGGCCGACTGGCCGGCAGCGTGCGAATCGGCGCGACCCAGAAGGCCGGCATCATCCGCGCCGGCCGCAAATCGGTGCCCTACGCAGGAGTCATCAACTACGGCTGGCCCCGACGCCGCATCGTCGGACGCCAGTTCGTCAACAGTGGCGTCGCCTCCACCGAACCACAGTGGACGCGCCTCTACAAGCAGTACGTCGACAAGACATTGGAACAGATCAAGGGAGCATAACCCATGCGCAACATCGCGAAAGTCACCTACACCGACGGCCACACCAGCGAGGCCCCGCTCACCCCGCGCGTCATCACCTCATGCGAGGAACACGCGCAGAAGGAGGGGTGGGCCGCCGGCGACGGCAGCCGAATCCGCCAGTCCTACTACATGGCGTACCTCGCGATGAGGTTCGCCGGCAACACGTCCAAACCATACGACCAGTGGCTCGACGACGTGGACGACATCGACGTGGAGACCCCGGAAAACCCTACCGAATAGGCGAGTGGCCCGACGACTCGCTCGGCAAGCTCAGCGTCATCCTCGCCCACCACTTCGGCGGCACGCCGTGGGCATGGCGCAACGAGGCCAGCGAACTGGACTGGGGCACCGCGATAGGACTGCTCGAACAGGAGATGGAACGCATGGAGGAGGCGGAACATGGCGCGTAGCGCGATCATGTCGGTGAGAATCACCGGCAACAGCGACGACGCCGTGAAGGCGTTCAGCAAGGTCACCGGCAAAGCCGCCGCCTTCGGCAGCTTCATGGGCGGCATGGCCGTCAAGGGCGTGACCGCCCTGTGGGACAAGCTCAAGGGCTTCAGCGCCGCCGTCGTGGACATGAGCGACAGCACCGACAAGTTCAAGCAGACCATGGGCTTCGCCGGACTGGACACCACCGCCATAGACCAGGCCACCAAGGCCACCCGAGATTACGCGGACCGCACGGTCTACGACCTCACGACCGTGCAGAACACCACCGCCCAGCTCGCCGCCAACGGCGTCAAGGACTACGTGGGCCTGACCGAGGCGGCAGGCAACCTGAACGCCGTGGCAGGCGGCAACGCCGACACGTTCAAAAGCGTGGCCATGGTCATGACCCAGACCGCCGGAGCCGGCAAGCTCACGACGGAGAACTGGAACCAGCTGACCGACGCCATCCCCGGCGCGGCCGGCCGGCTCCAGGAATCCATGCTCAAGGCCGGCGCGTACACCGGCAATTTCAGGGACGCCATGGAGAAGGGCGAGATCACGGCGGACGAGTTCTCCGCCGCGATCATGGACCTCGGCATGAGCGACGTCGCCAAAGAGGCCGCGACCAGCACCTCCACCATGGAGGGAGCCATGGGCAACCTCGAGGCCGCCGTGGTCGGCGGCCTGACCGATGCGTTCAACCTGTTCAAACCGACGGTCACCTCCGCCATGAGCGTCGCCGCCGACAAAATCAGCGCGTTCAGCGGCAAGGCGACCACCGGCCTGCAAGGCGTCATCAAACTCGTGCGCGACGGCGACTTCAGCGCGGAACTGCGCGACGCGTTCAACGTAGAGGAGGACAGCCCCGTCGTGGACTTCCTGCTCACCATCCGGGATACCGCCGCCAGCACGTTCGACACCGCGAAACAGAAGGTCTCCGATTTCCTCACCGCGTTCCAGAACACCGGCCCCGCACAGGCCGCCAGCGATATCTTCGCCGCCGTCTGGGAGTCATGCAAAAGCCTCGCCGGAGCCGCCGGCGACCTCATCGGCCAGTTCACGCCCCTGCTCGACTCGATGGGCGGCGCGGCCGGAGCGGGCACCGCGTTGGGCGACGCCTTCAACGGCGCCGCCGGCATCGTGGGCGACGTGGCCGACAAACTCACCGCGTTCTCCGACTGGGTGAGCGCGAACGCCGAACCCATCAGCGCCGCCCTGGTCGGCATCGGCACCGGCTTCGCCGTGTTCAAGGCGGCCAGCGTCATCAGCGCCGTGGTCACCGCATTGCAGGGCTTCAGTGTGGCCAGCACCGCCGCATCCGTGGCCCAGTGGGCACTCAACGTGGCGATGAACGCCAATCCCATCGTGCTCATCATCACTCTCATCGCCGCATTGGTGGCCGGTTTAATCTATTTCTTCACCCAGACCGAGGCCGGCCGGAATATCTGGAGCAAATTCACCAGCTTCGTCGGCTCGTGCGCGAGCAACATCATCGGATTCTTCCAATCATTGCCCGGCAAGATAGGCGCGTTCTTCTCCAGCGCCGCCCAGTTCGCGCAGAACACGTGGAACAACGTGGTCAGCTGGTTCAGCGGACTGCCCGGCCGCATCCTGTCCGCCATCGGCAACGTGGGCAGACTGCTGTACGACGCAGGCTCCAGCATCATCAGCGGCTTCCTCGACGGCCTGAAAAGCATGTGGAACAACGTGACCGGCTGGATAGGCGGCATCGGCGACTGGATCAAGGAACACAAGGGGCCGCCCGCCTACGACGCCATCATGCTCGTCAACAACGGCCGGCTCATCATGAAGGGCTTCGCACGAGGCCTGCGCACCGGCTTCGACACCGACGTGCGCCGCACCATCGGCAGCATCAACGGCCGCCTATCCAACGTCGTGTTCAACGGCGGCACCACCGCCGGCAGTCAGGCGGCCAGTACGACCACCGTTTTCAACGTCACGTTCAACGCGCCCGTGGACCGCGAGGGCGTGGCACGCGAAATCAGGAAGATTCTCCGCGACTACGACCGGAAGCGAGGCAACTAGTGGCGCAGCAGTGTTTCATGTTCCTCGACTGGGGCGACGGCTGGGTTGCCGTCAACGACCACGACAACGACGTGGCCGCGTTGGACGGCTTCAGCATCCAGTGGGGCACCGACGGCATCGACCAGCAGCCCGACCCGTCCGTGATGACGTTCCGGCTACGCGACTCGACCGGCTGGCTCACCGGCCGCGCCCTCACCCTGGCCGGCGCGCGCGTGCTCGTGCAGATCTCGGCGCAACCCACATGGGGCATGCTCCGCGACGACATGGGCGCATGGTCGGCGCAGCGCATGCGTTTGGACGCGATGCACCAGGCATACACGCCCGGCAACCCGTCCGGCAAGTCAAGCGCGGCGACGACGCTGTTCGATGGACTGGTGCAGAACGGCGGCGAAGCCCGGCCCCGCGGCGACGGCTGGCTGTTGGAGCTCAGCGCCTCCAGCCGCATGATCCTGTGGAAAAGATTGCAGAAACAAGGGCCCATCTCGTCCGACGCACGCTACACGGGCCTGCACTGGGTCGGCACCATGGCCGAACGATTGACGGAGCTCAACCGACGTGCCGGGGAGGCGGACGCGCCGCAGGCCAACGCCAACGGTCTCCCCATCACCGCATCCGTGGCACCCTACCGGACCGACGACTACCCGTCACAGCTCGCCCTGCTCCACCGTCTCTACGCGCACTCACGAATGTGGCCGCTGTGGTATGAATACCCCGACCGCGACGCGAGCCGCATCGACTACATGCCGTTCGGCGCGCCCGCCAGCATCGGCATCGACGACACAGCCCGACTTACCGTGACCGACTGGACGGGCGAGACGCTGGACGGCCTGGACGCCGCCGACGTCATCACCGACGACGAACAATCATTGACGATCCCGGAACCCGTCACCCAGTTCGTTATTCAGGGCAAGACAGCGAAAGCGTCCGACGGCGCGCTTGAGTTCGACCAGCACGAAACTGCTTTGACGGACATGGGCCGGCTGCCGGCGAACCTGAAGGCCACGCAATCCAGCGTCACCGTTGAGGCCGACGTGGTGACGGCCGACGAGTCGGGCGGCGTATGGGGCCGCGCGGGCGGCAGCGTGTGGGCCCCGACCGACGCGGATCGTGACGCGTTCGCCCGACTGCTCGTCACCATCGACCGGCGGTTACGGCCGGCAACGGTGGTGTTCGACGGCCGCAAGCTGGACCCGGCCACGCACGCGCGCCTATATCTCACCGCCAGTTCCGGGCCGCTCGTCATCCAGGGCGCCACGTCGTCACGTCTCACCGGCGACGACGGCATACCCGCCACGGGCGGCGCGTGGGCGACCATCGGCGGCACGCTCACCTACCAGTGGTCGAGCGGGCGGCCGTTGCTCCGCAACGAGGTCACGTTATGGCCGTTGCCCGTCAAGACCGATACCGCGACCACGTGGGCGGATATGGGTGCATGGCCCGTCACATGGGACATGTGCCGGTTCACACTAGCCGAGCTCGCGTTAATTCGACAATTCTCACAACCAACACAGGAAGGATCACAAGGATGAAGACCACAAGCGTGTACGGCATCCCCTATATCGAGGCCGATGACCTCGTATCGTCCGCCCCCACACAGTTCCGACAGACGGCAGAAGGCGTCGAAAAGGTCTTGCGCGAAATCGACGCGCGAGCGACCCCCGAAGGCGTATCGCCAGTGACTGCAACCACGCTGGAGACATTGGAGTCACTGGAAGGCGTGAATGGACAATCAGGCGTGGTCACCGGTGACACCATGCAACGCAATGGTCTGTACTACCGTCTTGGCGACGCCTGGCACCCCGTGGAGATTCGACAGAAACGCACGTGGGGCTGCCGGTTCAAAAGATCCGCGAACGACCTCATCCTGAACAACGGCGACACATACATGATGTTCTCCAACGTGACCGGAAGCGCCGACATCAAGACGACTGCCAATAGCAAGGGCGCGTATGCGATTCTGCCGGCCGGCCGATGGCTGGTCAAAGAATACATGCAGTTCTCCGGTATCGCAGACATGACATGGCTAAGCATCGGGGTGGCGACGGTAGGAGGCGCCTCGTCACTGCTCCCGAGTGCGACGGAATCGAGCACCTCTGGTAATGCGTTCAGCGCAATTGAGTGTGTGACCGTCATCGAATCCGACGGCACCGGCGGAATCCAGGTCTCGTTCCACTCCAACAACAGCGGCATAATGCGCGTGGCCGGCTATCTCAACGTGGTGGAGCTATGAGCGAGGAAGTAATCGTGTCGGTGGTCGGCGTCGCCGGCGTGGTGCTGGGCGCGATTATCCAGACCGTAGCAACCGCCTCGCGCGACCGGTTGGAGGCGTACCGGCTCGCGCAACAGATGCAGACCGACAATTCCCTGTTGTGGCAATGGAACCGTGCTCTCGTGGATCACATATACCGGCGAGCACCGCCACCACCGCCTGAGCCACCGGAAGGGCTTTTCGAGCATCGAGACGATTGAAAGGAGACAAATGAATGGTCAATAGCACATGGATAGGCAGCCCCAACCACTACGCGGGACGCAACGGCTACGAGGTCACGCACATCACCCTGCACATCATGGTAGGCCGTCTCTCCGGCACCGACGCGACGTTTCAGAATCCGGTGCGCCAGGCGTCCAGCACATACGGCATCGGCTCCACGGGCCTGATCCACCAGTATGTGCGAGAAACTGACGCGCCGTGGACCGACAGCAACTATGCGTCGAACTGCCAGACCATCAGCATCGAGCACGAAGGCGGCATGGCCGGCGTCCCCTGCACCAAGGCGTGCATGGACGCTAGCGCCGCCTTGTGCGCGGACATCGCGCGCCGATACGGCTGGCCGCGCCTATGGCACGACGGGCTAAAAGGCAACGTGTGGTTGCACCGAGAGATACCAGGCAGCGATCACGCAGGATGTCCCGACCGGGCCGCGAATGGTCTGGACGTGGATTATGTAATCAACAAAGCAAACCAACTTTTGACAGGAGCAACAGTGAGTGCGCAAGACCTTTACGAGACCAAGGGCAACGACGGCCGCAATCTCTTCGATGGAATCATCCAGACCCGGAACGAGCTCAAGGACCGGGCCGCCGACGCGTTGATCCAGACCAAGGGCAACGACGGCCGCAACGTGTTGGATAGCGTCATCCAGGCGCGTTACGACATAGCCGACCTCAAAACCCAGCTGACGGCGCAGACCGCCGCGATCGAGGCGCTTAGCAAGGCGCTGGGAGCGAACCCGGCCGACATATCCAAGATCGTCGCGGACGCCGTGCGCGCGAAGCTGGACTCGCTGGAAATCAGCGTGACCGCCACCGACAAGACCACCGAAAAGGAAGGATAGCCATGGAATACGAAGAACAAGTGGAGGGCGGCGACACCCGCACCCCCGGCGTCAGCGCCGCGACCATCGCCCGCGCCGCCGTGCTGCTGCTCGGCTTGATTAACGCTTGCCTGGTCATGTTCGGCGTCGATACCATCCCCATCGCTGACGAGACGGTTAACCAGCTCGTCGCCCTCACATGGAACGTGGGCGCCGCGCTATGGGCGTGGTGGAAGGACAACCCAATCACGCCCAAGTCGCGCGCGCAGCACGCGGCCTAGCCGGCCAACGTCACCGCGTCCAGACCGACGCGCAGACGGCTGTCCGGCATCGCCACGTAGATTTGCGTGGTCTCCACGCTGCTATGTCCCAGCAGTTTCGAGACCAGCAGCAGATCGTGCGTGGTCTCGTACATGCGCGTGGCGTACCGGTGGCGCAGCGAGTGCGGCCCCCAACCGTCCGGCAGCAGCCGTGTGAGGTGGCGGGACACATACGATTTTTCGACGTGTCCCCGCCACCGGCCGGGGAACAGCCAACCGGGCGCGGCCGTTATCCGCTTCGCCAGGTCTTCGCTTATGGGCACTATGCGCTGTTTGTCGCCCTTGCCCCGCACTATCAGCGACGGGCCGGCGTCGCCTTCCAGCACGTCGCGCGAGTGGACGGCCGCGATTTCGGACAGTCTCAACCCGGCTTCGGCACCGAGGCGCAGCATGAGCCGTTCCACATCGTTCGCGGCGCACATGGCGGCGTATATGTGCGCGTCGGGGCACGGGCGGGGATGCGGCCGCGTCTTGCGCACCTTCGGCAGCGCGGCGGCCGGATCGTCCGCGCGCCGGCCCGTGGCATGCAGCCACCGGAAAAAACCGACGAGCGTGTTTCGGTAGCCCTTGCGCGTCTCCGCCTTCCATGATTGCGAGGCGGTCCAATGCACTAGATCCTCTGACGTCACGTCATAGGGCGATTTATCCAGGCACCGCGCCGCGTGGCCTATCTTGCACCGCCGCGTGTTGACGGTGTCCTGACTGAGGCCCGCCGCCGTGAGCGATTCGAGCCATAGGGTGATTTCGTCCCGCCACTGAGCAGGGGGCAGCTTTTTGTGCATACTCACGGCCGGCATCCTTGGCGGCCGGCGGCATTACGCTGCTAGGATAAAATCAAATAATCGGGCTTCATGGATTTGAACCGTGGACCTCTGGGCAACAACGTTACCAGAGGTCCACGGTTCAAATCCATGCCCCGCTACGAACGTGGTTATATGGCCGCTGATTTCGGTACCGAAATCAGCGGCCTTTCCGTTTACCGTGGCGATATGGATGAAAGGCGATCAGGCAGCTACGGTGCCCAGGGAAGTCGGCGATCATAAACGTCTCGTCATTTTCATCGCGGATCTTCAGTTGTCTAATCCACGGGAGGCGACAGGCGTGAAGTTTCTCAACGAAGCGGAAGCCGGGCACAAGTCGTATGTTACGATCGACTTCGTGCCCAGCTCCCGTTCTTCTGCTCAGAAGCGGAGTGTGGTTCACCATCCAGCCGACATCATCGGCATCATGCCGCAGCGGGTCAACGTATCGGCCAGCGCATCGTCCAGTGCTTGA